ATGGCGTTTAATTCATTCGAAAAATTGCTTCAATCAAACTATTATAACGATATTTTCAAAGCAGTAGATAATTATATTTACCACCACCGTTCCTATATATCGGTCAAGTCACATACTGTTGAAGACCCAAACTTTAAGAAGTTGGATGATTTTGCGATAAAGAAAGTCTTGTCTCGTAAAGTTAGAGACGGAATAATTGTTTCTGAACTTCAGGTCATTGCTTCTCTTGAAATTAAGGGGCAGACGAAGTATGGCTATGAAATAGATAGTGCCAATCTGTGGTTAAGAATGACGGTTGAGTATGAGTTGAATGAAGGAATACATAATTTTACAGTTCTTCAGGTTAATCCCTTTGATCCAAAAGATTATGATAATAGTGAATTAGGTCTTAGTCCAGAATTTGTTCCATACATTAAAGCTAAGGATATGGATGAGATTGCGGAAGGAATTTTGAAGCAATATTACCCTCAAGCACTAGAAGCTCCCATGGCTTTGCCGATTGATGGCTATCTTGCCAATATCGGATTGACTAAGATGGAGGGTAAGTTAACAGAGGATAGTTCCATTTTTGGAGAGATGGTCTTCAAAGATACAGAAGTTCTATTTTATGATGAGGATACTCCAGAATCAAGACTCGTGAAGAAAAAGACTATTTTAGTAGATCCCGAAGTTATCTGCTTGCGTAATCAAGGGAGTTATAATAATACAATAGTCCATGAATCAGTTCACTGGTTGCTCCATCGTCATCATAATGAGTATAAAATGCTATTTGATCAGAATCATAAACGAAGTAGTAGTCTAAGAGATAACACTATCTCTAGTTCATCAGAGTGGAGAGACTATGACTGGATGGAGTGGCAGGCAAATGGAATTGCTGCTAGAATTCTGATGCCTAAGTCCATGACAAGGCAAAAGGTCAATCAACTCTTTACAGACTACTCCTTAAAATATGCTAGTGATGAGAAATTAACCATGTTTGAAAGAATCATAGATGACCTCGCAGAATTCTTTCAGGTCTCTCGCCTAGCGGCTAAAATTCGGTTACAACAATTGGGCTATCATGAATTTGAAGGCATTTATAATTTCGTTGGAGATGAATATCTACGAAGCTATGGTTGTGAACTTAAAGCTATGACTGAAAACAAAAGCTTCACTATTGCCTTTCCCAACGCTTGTCTGTTGAGTTGGAAGAATGAACAGTTTAGGAAGTTGATGGATTCAGGTCGATATGTTTATGTGGATAACCATTTTTGCTTGAATGATCCTCAATATGTGAACATGGTGGAGTACGGTATTTACGAAATGACAGACTATGCATACAAACATATGGATGAGTGTTGCCTATTGTTTGATATTTTCTATAAGACAGATAAAAATAAGTCTATATCGATCACTATCTTTAATGAGTATGTGATGTATCGTGGAAAATCGACGGTTGAAATAGAGGTGGATTTCTCTGAGTTCACCAATATTGTTAATGGTTCAATAATTCTAGATAGTGGACGAATATTTGAAGAGGTAGTCAGAATCAATGATGAGATGCCGAGTGGCTTTTGTGCCATGCTTATCTACCATCGTACACGCAAAAACATCACTCAAGAAGATCTTGCTGAGGCATCAGGTGTTAGTTTATCTACTATTCAGCGTTTTGAAACTCAAAGAGATGCGAGTAGGAAACTGGAAAAGATGATGGGGATTACTCTTGGAATGAAGCTATATCCTGACTTTAGCTTTAAGTTGATTGAAAAGAGTGGTACAACATTTAGAGATGAGATGCCGACTCATTGTGCTTATAAGATGTTGCTGAGATATTACTATCATTTGGGAGCTTATGAATGCAACCAGAAGTTGATAGAGATGAAGATTCCTGAATTTTGGGAAAAATAATTTTAACGACACCCTTCAAATTTTGAGGGGTGTTTTTTTGTTTGTTATGCGTGTATTTGAGAGTGGAGGTCATCAAGTTAAGTATGTGAAAGGAAGTTTCAAAAACACTGATTTTAACGATTTTATTGAATGAGGGAAGCTGTTCTACCCCTCATTTTTTGCTGTGTACCATTTCGTTCAATGGTACTATACTAGACTTATCAAGAACACCTTCTGTCAATACGGAGTCATGACGATGACCATAATTTCAGATGTAGAGATGGTGGGAAACTATTTCAGCTTGTGAAATTGGCTGACCGATAACATAGAGGAAAGTAACTATGCGGTCAAGAATATTTTTTGCATGCCTTGATTTGTCATGTGTGCTTTCGGTATTAACTGGAAAGCCAATCAATCATGACAATCAATGTCAACTTTTTCAACTACTGCCAAGCTCAATCTTCATCAACTGGAGTACATCCAACTGAAAGTGAAGTACTAGCACCTATGTTTGTACAGGATTACTACATGACTTCACATCATTCAGGTTTGCTACGTGGCACGTTTCGTCAATGTCGTATCATGGGTATTTCAATACTAACTGCCTTTGTTCCAGTCGCAGAAGAGGACTATGAACAGATGGTCTGGTGGTATAACAACTCAGTTAATGATTATCTCAAAGATTTTCGTAAGCCGAGTAAAAATGCCCCTAAAGTTTCATCCTGGGAAGCATTCACAGAGAAACAAGATTTACCAGTTATTGATGATGGGATTGAGCTTTATCTATTCATGGATCAATTTGAGTTTTTGAAATCAAAACTTGCAGAATCAAACTTTCAAGCACCAGAAATTTTGGAAATGCTATTTGATGGTTATGAGAATAAGGAAATCTTTGAAAAACTAGGAGTTCAGAAATCTGCAGGCTATAAAAAAGTCAATAATACTAAGAAAGAAGGGTTTGAGCTTTACAAAGAATTAAATAAATAACAGAATCGCCATCTCAATTGTGAGGTGGCGATTTTTTGCTAATCTTTCTGATAGAATATGCATTCGTATCCATCGGCACGAAGGTTAATATCAGACATCCAGTCTGGTGCAATCCCCATTAATAATGCAATCTCATCAAGTTTTTGTTCCATAGGACATTCGATTATTACTTCATCATGGACATGACCTACAATTTTAAAATCTTTCAGTTGCTTCAAAGAGTAAACAAGAATGTCTCTACTGATAGCTTGGACAATGTTCTCCACAAATTTTGGACCATAACTTTCTAACCTCTCCCAACGTTTAGCAGTTCCAGTTCCCTCATAAGTGACGGACTCTCCACCGAACTGGTTCTCTCCAATTCTTGGTTTAATATATGCTAGTTTGCGACCAGAAGGAAGGGTGATGAACAATATGCCACTTTTAACTTCAAATTGAATACCGTGAGTAGATGTTGGAATTTGTTCCTTTACAGCAGTCTTTACAGCATTATCGACATCCCACCATAGGAGAACGATATTCGGATTAGCTAGTCGCCATGAGTTTACTAGTGGTTGGAGTTCTTCCTCAGTTAGTCCCATATCAATAGCACCCATGGCTTTGAGTGCACCGACTGAACCGCCATAGCCACAAGCAAGCTCTGCAATTTTCCCTTTTTGTCTCAATTTAGAATTTTGTCCATGTTTTTCAACTGGTACTCCAAACATCTGAGAAGCGGACATACAGTAGATGTCTTTCCCTTGTTCAAATACCTTACTCCGCCATCTCTCTCTAGCTAAGTGGGACAGTACACGAGCTTCGATAGCTGAAAAGTCGCAAACAATGAATTTCTTTCCTTTGCTAGGGACAAAGGCTGTTCGGATAAGTTGAGATAAGGTATCTTGTGTTTCGTAGAGTAGCTCCGTAGCTTCTAAGTCACCTTTTCTAAAAAGTTCCCTAGCTTCCTCAAGGTCAGGAAGATGGTTCTGAGGTAGGTTCTGGAGTTGCACTAAGCGTCCAGCCCAACGCCCTGTTCGATTGGCTCCATAGAATTGAAACATCCCTCTAGCACGTCCATCCTTACAGACACAGTTCATCATTGCTTGGTATTTGGAGACGCTGGATTTGGCTGCTTGCTGCCGAAGTTTGAGGACTTTTGCCGTTTTATCATCGACTGTTTTGAGGAGTTCTTTCACAGCTTTTTTATCCAGTGAATCGGTGGTCACTCCGTGTTCTCGTAACCAACCGATCATCTGAAGAACAGAGTTGGGATTTTCTAGACTTGTTAAAGCTTTCAGTTCCTCTTGGATTTGAGCTTTGCTCTCTGTATCAATTTTGATTGCTGCTTTAACAAAATCAACATCTATGTCAATACCTCGGTCGTTGATAATCTGATCCTGGAGGTACTCATCCCAAACAAAATCAGGTACTGGGAAGTTTTTCAGTCGTTCCTTGATGGCCAATTCGACCTCAACATCACGTCTGTTGTAATCGATAAAGGTAGCCCACTTGTCAGGCGTGTGATGTGGAAAGTTGCGAAGTCTCCCCCCATTGACCTTGGTAGGTTTACAAGGTACGCAGAAGTAGCGAATGAGGTCAGCTCCCTCTCTCATCTTTTGGTCTTTGAGTTTGAGAACTGTTCCAACACCTTCAAGGGAGAGGGGAAGTCCTAAATAAGCGGACCAAATCATGCTACATCTCCATGAAACTGGAGATAAAAATCCAGATGATAACAATTCGGGATGATATTTCTTGAGCCAGTTTGATAGACAAACTCGCTCAAATGAAGCGTTGAATGCCCATTTGATGACTCTATCATCTACTAAAGCTTCAAGAATATCTTGCGGTAACTTCTCCTTACTTAAGTCGTAAACAGTCACTGGTCCATTATCGACAGATACCGCAAACAAAAGGAGTTCAAAACTGTCATCTTCCGCATAGCGATAAACACCAGATTTTCGTAAGTCAATTTCGCAATAGGTTTCAATGTCGATGCTAAGTTCTTTAATCGGCATAGTTTGTCCTTTCTGAAAAAGGTGACAGAAGTACTGCCACCTAAAGTTCTATCTGTTTTTTCGACTGAGTGGTGTTTGGCTAAGTTTTTCTTTATTTTGCTTTGCCTTTCGTTCCATTTCATTTCGAATATCATCTCTAATGGTCATATACCCGAAGTATAGTCCGATAAGCACCCAGAGGCCCATAATAGTACAAGTTAAAATAGTATACATCATCAATCTAATTCTCTCTTTCTAGTTCAAAAAGTCATCATCGTCTTCTGTCGCAAAATCATCCTCGGCACGAGTGCGTCCACCAAGGGGTTCACCATCACGCAATTTTTGCAAGTTATTCAAACCGCAAGCAATACCTTTGTTGCCGTTAGAATTGAAAGCATAGAAGGTAATAGAAGCACGACCATAGATACCAGAGTACAATTCTGAAGTATCAATAATTTCTTGACGATTGCCATCAACCACACCAGGTTTATGCGGAGAGTTAGCATTTACGAAGTAAGAATTTTTGTATGCTTCATCATCAGGGCGTTCAAGGTCACCATCACGAAGTGGAGTTTTTAGAGTAGATAATGCAGGTACAGATTTGCCATTGCCTTTGAGTTTTGACTCACCTTCTTTGTAAGCTTGCTCAATAGCAGCCTTGATTTTGTTAATGGTGACGGTATCCTCTTTTGGGATGATGAGTGAGGCACTGTACTTGGGAGTGCTACCGTTAATTGACTTCGGCTCATTGGCATTTAAGTAGCTGAAGCGAGTGTTTGGTCCTGTAATTACTTTAGTTGTCATATAGTTAATCCTCTTTAAATTCATTTTTTGCTAGGTTCATCTCTTGACGGCTGTCGTCAATTGGAACGAGTGTTGGTTTACCACTTGGTTTTATTACGAGACCACCAAGTAGGTCGTTAAAAGTTTTCTTGCCAAGTAACTTAGTCATGGCAGTGATAGTGAGCAGTTTCTTCTCATAAGGGTCATAGCCTGCTTCAATCACTGCTTGGCCAACGGCTGACTCATCTGAGAATTTACGAACAGAGCGGCCTTCAACCAGTTTGTATCCTGGGATAGGATGTCCATCTGTTGCTTGATTTAATGCATAAGCTTTGATGTCGTTTGCCCATGAAATCAACAAGTCTAGCTTAGGTAAAATCTCTGCAATATCCTCGTTATCAAGAGTAGCTGGATTCGCAAACTCCATCTTGGCAAGAGCCAAATTATCCTCCGCACGTTTACGACAGACAGTCTTTAGTTTACAGAATTGGCAGTGTTTACCAGACTGCATATCCCCCTCACCTTTGAATGCAAGTTCAGCTTTTGGAGCGAGTTCATTTTCAGCCCATTCAAGCAACTCAGTCTTTTCTATCTCAAAGGTAGATATGTTATGTTTTCGTGGTTGAAAGATGGTCATGGTAACTTTTTCAAAATCATAAAGTCCATCAAACATCTCAAGTGCTCCAAGTGCATAACACATCATTTGAGGGTTGTGGTCTGCATCAACTAGAACACCAAGCCCGTGTTTATAGTCAATAACCTGAAGAAGTCCGTCTGCCACAATAAGGCAATCTCCAGTTCCAAATCCTTCAGGTACCCACTTAGAAAAGTCCAGTCGTTGTTCGACAAGAACTGTAGGGTCCCGAGAGTAGCCTTTAGCTTTCTCAACTTGTTCCATGACATAGTTGCGGTATTCTTCTGCACAATCCTGCATTTCATCGTTATAAAATGCTAAATCCTCAGTTGGATCACGCGCATTCCTACCCAAAGCTTTCTCGACTAGATAAGCACACAACTCGTGAGCATCAGTACCTTCAAGAGCAAACTCAGATGTTGTTCCTGGTAGTTCCTCTGTAAGGCGAACAGATGGTGGGCAGTTCAACCAACGATGTGATGCAGATGCGGATAGAATGGCATGGTTAGTCATTACCAATCCCTCCAGCTTCTTCAAGGACTGCCGCAAAGTATTTAGGGTCAAGAGCTGATAGAGAAGAAGCACCGTAAGCATTTAGCAGAGAACGAACCTCATTCTTAAAGCCATCTTTTGCCTTTGTAGCAAGGACTGCACGGACATCCTCCAATTGAATTTCCCTTCGTGGTTCAGATTTTGGTGATATTGGTTCAGTAACTGTTTCACCATCAGTAGATAGGAGTTTCTTGAACTCATCCACCAAGCGAAGGTAGTACTTTGCGGTTTCTTCCATATCATGAATTAGTCTATTCAGTTCTTTCATTTTGCTCATTGTTTTCTTCCTCCATAATTTTCCGAGCGAGTAGTTTTGAGATGACGCTGATAGCGATGAGAGTATCAGCTACGTTTTCATCAGGTTTGATGTATGGTTCGTTTACCATATTTGGTCCTCCTATCTTACTAAGTAAGGTTTTGATTAATTTTTCCACTTTGTAAGAGATTTTTTTTAGCCATATCCCTTACACATTACTAAGTAGAACCAAGTGATGTTTTTCCGTTAGATTTGAAAAAATTTTGAGTATCAAAAAAGTTTCCTGTGCAATTTAATAGGAAACTTCTATTTTTTTGAATAATTTTTTCTGAGAGAGCGGAAAGATTTGTCAGATTCTTACTTAGTAAGTTAAGAAGATATATTTCTAAAAATACTGCAAAAATATGGAGGGTGCATAATGCAATTTACCTTATCTCATTCAGGACAGACTGGGGTTCAGACAACCACTGTCTACCCCAATCAAGTAGCTATTACTGATGAAATATCGCTACAAACTGTTGTGCAATTCGACCATGTGGCGGGGCTGTTTTTAAACAATACACGCTCAAATACCAATTTCATTCTGTCGGACGTTTTGGTCATGGATATTGATAATGACCACTCTGAAAATCCAGATGAGTGGATAACTTTAGAGCGATTAAAAGAAATCTTTGCGGATTATAACTTCGCTTTGGTGACGAGCCGTAGTCACATGCAGGCTAAGGCAGGAAAAGCTCCAAGACCAAAATATCATATCTATTTCCAAATCAATGAGGTAACAGATAAAGACATCTATGTAGCCATGAAGGAAGAACTCTGTAATCAGTACAAGTTTTTTGATGATCATGCCAAGGATGCGGCAAGGTTCTTCTTTGGAAATCCAAATGCACAGGTTATATGGCATGATTCATGGCTAACTATTGATGAAGATTTGTTTCAAGTTGTTTCTATTGAAGACGAGGAAGATTTCGATGCAGACTTCTATACTCCTCCAAGTGGACCGATCCAGCAAGGGAGTCGTAATTCAACGATGTCTGTATTTGCAGCGAAAATTCTCAAACGGCTAGGCGTGACAAAAGAAGCAAGGGATGGCTTTGATGAGCAGGCACAGAAATGTTTACCGCCACTTGATAAAGCAGAGTTAGATACCATTTGGGGTAGTGCTGTGCGATTCTACAACAGAACTATAAAAATATCTAAAGGCTACGTGGCTCCCGATGCTTTTAATAGAGAAACATTAAAACCTGATGATTACTCGGATGTTGGGGAAGCGGGAGTTCTTGCAAGAGAGTATGCGAACAGGCTCGCTTATACCAATGCAACGGACTATCTTTACTATGATGGAACTCACTGGCGTGAGAACAAGCAGTTGGCATTAGGGGCAGTTGTACACTTTACCGATGAACAACTTGCTGAAGCGAATGCACTCCTGGAAACTGCAGAAAAACAACTTCAGTCTTCAGGTATTGATGAATTGACCATTAAGGCTGGTGGAAAGCGACTAGAAAATGCAGTTGAAACTCCACTTCAATTGAAATATTTAAAAAACTATTTAGCAGCTAAAGAGTTCCATAAATTTGTTATGAAACATCGTGACTATAAGAATTTGATGGCTGTCTATAATACGGCAAAGCCGATGCTTTCAGTAGAATTGGCAGAACTAGATAGTGATGACTTATTACTCAATACCCCAGAGGCTACCTATGATTTACGAAAAGGAATAAATGGGTCACAAGAACACAATCCTGAAGATTATATTACTAAAATGACAGCAGTCTCTCCTAGTGATTATGGAATGGGATTATGGCAGGAAACTTTAGCTACCTTTTTCTGTAATGACCAAGAATTAATTGATTATGTTCAAGAAATTATTGGTATGGCAGCAATCGGTAAGGTCTATCAGGAACACATGATTATTGCCTATGGAGGCGGGGCAAACGGTAAGTCTACTTTTTGGAACACCATCGCTCGTGTGCTAGGGAGCTACTCAGGGAAATTATCTGCGGATGCCTTAACTATGTCAAACAAGCGAAATGTCAGTCCTGAGCTTGCCGAGCTTAAAGGGAAACGTCTGGTCATTGCATCTGAGATGGCTGAGGGTATGCGTCTCAATACAGCCGTTGTTAAGCAGATTACCTCAACAGATGAAATCCAAGCGGAGAAAAAGTACAAGGACCCATTTCACTTCGTGCCGTCACACACGCTAGTTCTTTACACCAACCATCTACCTAAAGTAGGAGCGAACGATGATGGAACTTGGCGACGTTTGCTTGTTATCCCATTTAATGCCAAAATCACTGGTCGCTCTGACATCAAAAACTTTGCGGACCACTTGTATGACAATGCAGCACCTGCAATTTTGTCTTGGATTATCGAAGGTGCAGAAAAAGCCATCAAAGCGAACTTCAAAACAAAAGTACCAACTGCTGTATCAGCTTCCGTCAAAGCCTATCGTGAGGCCAATGATTGGTTAGGACACTTCCTTAGTGACTGTTGTCAAGTTGGTGATCAGTTGACAGAAAAATCAGGAGAACTCTACAGTCAGTATCGTGCCTATTGCGCCAAAAACATGGAGTACACACGCAGTACAACCGATTTTTATTCTGCACTTGAGCAGGCAGGATTTAAACGAAAACGGACAAGTAAAGGTAACTTCATTCTTGGATTGAAATTGGTTGAGGATGGCTATGATTTTCTAGACTAGTGACCGTCATTTTTTGAGACCGACATCCACAAGAAAGGTGGGGGAACTATTTTAGGTGTGTAGGTCGTTGACTAAATGGTTGAAACTTATTCTGAATAAAGGTTCTGAAAAATGCTTAAAACGACCAACATGAGTAACATTTTTTGATTTTGTGTAGGTCTATTATGGTCTTTTCTAAAACTATCCTATAAGCAAAAATTACTATAAAAAAAGACTATAAGAGGAGTTTTGGAAATGACTGCACTAGACCTACACAGTTCAATTTGACGAAAGGATTTGGAACGATGAGAGAAAAGTACGTTGAGCAAGCTTTGGTGAAGTCTGTAAAGGCTCGAGGAGGGATTTGTCCTAAGTGGGTATCACCATCTTTTTCTGGTGTGCCAGACAGGTTGGTTTTTTTACCCAATGGCAAGTTTGGCTTGGTGGAAGTAAAAGCTCCTGACCAAAAGCCAAGGATGTTACAAGTGTCAAGACATAAACTGTTCGAGCGGTTAGGTTTCAAGGTTTACGTTATTGACCGCATTGAGATGATTGGAGAGGTGCTAGATGAAATTGACATTACATAACTATCAGGTAGTTGCCAAGGACTTCATCATAGCTCACCCTTATGCAGCAGTCATCTTAGACATGGGGATGGGGAAGACGGCTACAACCTTGTCTGCAGTAAATGAGCTGATGTTTGACAGATTTGAAATCACAAAGGTTCTGGTTATCGCCCCACTGCGAGTCGCAAATACTGTCTGGAGTGATGAGATTGAGCAATGGTCTGAGTTGCGTCACTTACGGTATTCGAAAATAGTGGGTACTCCCAAACAACGAAAAGTAGCTCTCCAGAAAGATGCGGATATCTATATTGTCAATCGTGAAAACCTTCCTTGGTTGGTGGAACAATGTAGTCCCTATTTCAAGTGGGATATGGTAGTGATTGATGAATTGAGTTCTTTCAAGTCTTGGCAGTCCAAGCGTTTCAAAGCCTTTATGGCAATGCGTCCTTACATGAAACGTATCGTTGGGTTGACTGGAACACCAAGTTCAAACGGACTAATGGATTTGTTTGCAGAGTTTAAAGTCATTGACGGAGGAGAACGCCTTGGTCGATTCATTGGTGAGTTTCGTAGTCGTTACTTTGAAGAAGGTCGTCGCAACGGAAACATTGTCTATGAATACATCCCCATGGACTATGCGGAGTGTCAAATTCAAGACAAGATTAGTGATATTACCATTTCCATGAAAGCATTAGACTATCTGGATATGCCTGAATTGATTTCAACCAAGAAACTGGTGCGTATGTCAGAAAAGGAAAAAGAAAAGTACAGTCAGTTTAAGAAAGAGTATGTAATGTCAGAGTTAGATGGATTAGAAGTGACTGCCGCCAATGCTGCAAGCCTGACGAACAAGTTAGTTCAGTTGTCCAATGGAGCCGTATATACTGATGATCATACGGTTGTGGCATTACATGAACAGAAACTAGATGCCCTTGAAGATATCCTTGAATCCGCAAATGGAGAACCTGTCTTAGTTGCCTATTGGTTCAAACATGACTTAGCTCGGATTATTAATCGTTTAGAAAAACTCAGGGTAAAGAGTCGGGTGTTGAAAACAGAAGAAGATATTCGTGAATGGAACAAGGGAAATGTCCCAGTTGGCTTACTTCATCCAGCTGGAGCAGGTCATGGGTTGAACCTCCAAAAAGGTGGTCACAACTTGGTCTGGTTTGGTTTAACATGGTCGTTGGAACTATACCAACAAACAAATGCACGACTTTGGCGTCAAGGCCAGGAGGCTGAAACAGTTGTTATCCAACACATTGTGACTGAAGGAACGATTGATGAGGAAATCCTCAAGGCACTAGAAAACAAAGATGCACAACAAGAACGGCTGATTGCAGCTGTAAAAGCACAAGTAGGAGGAGCAGATGGATAAGGCAGAGCACATTCTGACGCATTACAATGAACTTAAAAGTGACTTGGAGATGTTAAAGTATCGTTTGGATCATTTTAAACCAGTGACAGAAAATGAGGTTATTGGTTCGCTAGTTTTTGAGAAATCTGATGAACCTAGGGTTAAAAGTACACCTACCAATCGACGATCAGAGATGATTGCACTGAATTTTCGTGAGAAGATGATTCAGGAAAACGAGGAACAATTGGCAGATTTATCTCAGCGGTATATCCGATTGGCTAATGACCTTGATAATTTTGAGATGGCTTTAAAATTTCTAAAGGGAGATTTATATGATTTTGCTCAATCCATGCTTAAGACAGATAGTAATTGGGATAGCTTGATGAGAGAGTTTCATATTAGCCGAAGTACTGTTAGAAATTGGCGACGTAAGGTCTTAGACCATGTTAGGGAAGTTTATCTGAAAATGGGATTTTCTTTGGAAAAGTAACCTCTCCCTGACCTCTCCCTAACCTACCAGTAACCTACCCCTGCACTAAGTGTGACCCAACATTGACCTCACTTTGTCAAAATTTGTGGTAGAATTGTAAGTGTCAAAATAGATAAAAATCTCCCTCAAATGACTGGATATTCTTTGGCTGATAGGGTAATATACACCTAGAAAAAACCAAAGGAGAATAACCATGTGGACTGACGGACGGATTGATTATCAAGGACAAAAAGTGGATTACATTGCCAAGGTTAGTCCCCAACCTTCAGAAGTTGGAATTGACCTTGGATGTGTTTTCAAATTAGATATTGAAGTAGCTGAAGAAACAATCGTTTCTTACGACAGAGGATGGGAAATCTATCCTGAAACAGAAAATCGTGAAGCCATTCTTGAGGCGGTTTTGTTGGTTTTAACTGTTTAAAATATCTTTAAATTAATGCAGAAAAGACTGGATATATCTCCTTTTTAGAGTTAATATGTACACAACAAAAGAAGAGGAGAACAATACAATGACAAAACGCCAAGAAGAAAAACTCAATGCCCTTTTAACAGAGATTGCTAAAGAAGAACTACTAGTTGAAACTTTGGAAAAACGTTGGAGTGACAACCTTGATTTCTACGATGTTTCGGTTTGGGGAATCAAAAGAGCATTGGAGAGAGCCTACGAAGCAGGCCGACAATCAGTAAAATAAACCAAAGCCTAGCCCAAGGGTTGGGCTTTTTGCGTGGAGGAATTATGATTATTTCTAGTGAACAAGTGTCGGTTGGACACCCAGATAAAATCTGTGACCAGATTTCAGATGCCATTTTGACGGAGTGTCTCAAGTATGATAAATCAAGTCGAGTGGCAGTTGAAACCTTAATCAAGGATAACCAAGTTGTGGTAGCTGGTGAAATTTCAACTAGACATTACTTTAATCTCGAGAACATTGTACGTCAGGTTGTCGAGCCACTTGGTATGAAGAATGTTCGGGTAACTAACCTACTTGGACTCCAAAGTTCTGATATTGCCAAAGGTGTTGATAATGGTGGTGCTGGTGACCAAGGAATGATGTTCGGTTATGCGACAGATGAAACACCTGAGTACCTACCCCTTCCTTATGTTCTAGCCACTCGAGTCCTTGAGAAACTGATGTCACTTGGCCACCCCATACTTGGAAAGGACGCTAAGGCACAGGTATCCTACGACTATGAGAAGAAACGGATTGACACCTTCTTAGTTTCCATCCAACATGCAGATACAGTAGACCTAGCCAAAGTGAAGCGAATTGTGACTGAGGCTATGATGGCAGTAGCTCTTCGTTACAATCAGAATCTAGATTTCAACGTTCTAGTCAATCCAACTGGACGTTTTGTTCTTGGTGGTTCATTTGCGGATGCAGGAGTTACTGGACGTAAGATTGTTGCAGATACATATGGTGGTTTCGCACATCATGGTGGGGGTGCCTTCTCTGGAAAAGACCCAAGCAAGGTTGACCGCTCCGCAGCATACATGGCACGAAAGATTGCCAAGGATATTGTTCGTGAAGGGTATGCGAAACGATGTGAAGTACAATTAGCCTACGCCATTGGAGTTGTAGAACCAGTGTCGGTGCATGTAGAAACCTTTGGAACCAGTCGCTACACCACACAACAAATGGAAGGAATGATTCGTGAACGGTATGATTTAACACCACAAGGGATCATTAAGGAACTTCATCTCTTGAATGTAGACTACACCAAAACATCTTGCTTCGGGCATTTCACGAAAGCCTATCTTCCTTGGGAGAAGTAAGATGCCAAGAAGACCAAGCACACCTTGTAAACAAAATGGTTGTCCAAACTTAGTACCATATGGACAGAAATATTGTGCGAACCATAAAGTAAACCACCAACTGGATGCCAAGTCAACCAAAGCAAAAGGATACAATGGCCAGTGGACCAAAGCACGACTTCGTTACTTAAAAGTTCATCCACTCTGTGTTCAATGCAAAGCCAAAGGTCGACTGACCAAGGCAACTGTTGTTGACCATATCACACCCCACCGAGGTGACCAAGAACTCTTTTGGAATCAAACTAACTGGCAAGCACTTTGTAAGTCTTGTCATGATAGAAAGACCAAGACGACTGACCGATATGTGGAGTATACGTATCGATTTTAGTCTTGGAGTTTCGTTACAAAAGTATCTCATTTTTCACCCATTGGGGGAGGGGGGATGAAATCTCTAAACCCTTGGGAGACTAAGACCGACGCCCCCTCAAACGTGCAATTTCGCAAAATTCGCAAGCGGGTACATTAAAATTGCTCAATTTTGACGTTCCTTCCCACCGTTATCACGTTTCTAATGTGGGGATGTAGCGTTCCCTAGTATGTCATTTTGGTAATAAAATAGTGAAAAAGGCTAGAAACAATGGTGAAAATAGTTGTTTTTAGTCCTTTTTTGCTGGAAAGGAAAACAAATGGACGAAAGTCAACGTAAACAAATCTGGAAAATGCGCGCAGAAGGTCTTGGCTATGGTTTCATCGGTAAGGTTACAGGTTTATCTAGAGATTCCGTTAAGAAATACTGTAAACGAAATCCAGAATTGCTTGGACATGGTGCTGCGACAAAGCAGATGGCAAAAGCCGACCAGAATGATGGACTTCGTTGCCCTCAGTGTTATCAAGTACTTAAAACTCACAAAATAGGTAGACCAAAGAAGTTCTGTTCGGATAAATGTCGTAAGGTTTGGTGGACAACTCATTCTGACGAACACGACAAATCAAAAACTGCATATGAAGATTTGACTTGCCAACATTGTGGCAGGTCATTTTTATCTTATGCTAATCCAAATAGAAAATATTGTAGCCATTCGTGTTACATCCAATCACGCTTTTATAAAGGAGAAATCAATGACAAGTCAACCAACAATGGAAATTAGAGAGATTCGATTATCTGAACTACACCCAGCCTCTTACAATCCTCGAAAAAAACTCAAAAAGGGTGACAAGGAATATGAAAAGATTAAGCAAAGCCTACTCAAGTTTGGCTACGTTGACCCCATCATCGTCAATAAAGATTTGACGGTTATTGGTGGCCATCAACGATTAACTGTATTGAAGGACTTAGACTATGAAACTGCCAAATGTGTTATTGTCGATTTATCCAAGGAAGATGAAAAGGCCCTAAACATTGCCCTTAACAAAATCACCGGTCAATGGGACGACCAGCTTTTGGCGGATTTGCTTTTGGATTTACAGGAGTCGGATTTCAATCTCGACCTGACTGGTTTTGAACCACCAGAAATTGATGACATTCTCTCCAACATTCATGACAAGGAGTTATCTGAAGATGACTTTGATGTGGACGAGGAGTTGAAGAAACCGACAGTAGCAAGACGTGGGGACGTCTGGCAACTTGGTAAACACCGAGTGATTTGTGGTGACTCAACTAAGGCAGAAACCTACGACCAACTTTTAGGTGATAAGAAAGTCAATCTTGTTGTGACAGACCCGCCGTATAATTGCGATGTTGAAAAGACGGCAGGTAAAATTCAAAATGATAATATGGGTGATTCTGAATTTTATCAGTTTCTTTTAGCTATGTTTACTCAAGTTGAGAACCACATGGAAGTCGACGCCTCAATCTACGTATTTCATGCGGATACGGAAGGATTGAACTTCCGTAAGGCATTTAAGGATGCTGGTTTTTATCTCAGTGGATGTTGCATTTGGAAGAAGAACTCATTAGTGCTTGGACGTAGTCCTTATCAATGGCGACATGAGCCAGTCTTATACGGGTGGCGTCAAAAAGGCAAACACCAATGGTTCAGTGACCGTAAACAGACGACCATTTGGGAATACGACCGTCCTAAGTCCAGCAAAGACCATCCAACCATGAAGCCGATTCAGCTCATGGCTTACCCTATTCAAAATTCATCCATGAGAGGGACTTTGGTATTGGATCCTTTCCTTGGGTCTGGGTCAACCCTCATTGCGGCAGACCAGACAGGACGTATCTGTTATGGGATTGAACTTGATGAGAAGTTTGTGGATGTCATTGTGAAACGCTACATGGAAGCAACGGACAATACAGATGTGACGGTAGTCCGTGAAGGTCAATCAATCAGTTATGAAGAAGCAGTGAAACAGTTAGGGGGGATGTAATGTCTAATGTTCACTATTCATTTATTGGTTCAATTGGTATAGGAACTTTGAAAGATGGCACTCAATTTAGGTTTGATAGAGACAGATTCTCACTTATAGAAGATATTAACTTCTACCGAAATAAAAGTAACGATGAAGATGCAAAGTCGTACATTATTTGTGCGAAAGGCAAATATCTTCATCGTTACTTATTTGGTCATCGCCATGGATATGAAATCGACCACATTAATCTAGATACCTTTGATAATCGTTCTGAGAATATTCGTTTTTGTACGCATCAACAAAACCAAATAAATCAAGGTCTACAATCAAATAATACTTCTGGAGTAACAGGGGTTAGTTATTATAAACCAAGACAAAAATATCGTGCCAGAATCAAAATCTCTCAACGTGATATTCACCTGGGTTATTATGATACATTCCTAGAGGCAACCCAAGCTAGGAATGTTGGCATTGAATTGTTGTTTGGTGAGTACGGTCGTTATAACAAAGTTCCTGAAGTACCAAACTGGATTCGTAATAAAGTTGAGAAAATATGTAGGAATTATAAGTCATTCGCTTTAACAAATTATAGGGAGGAGACGGTATGACCTTAACTTTTCTTGATTTCTTTGCAGGTGTGGGTGGTTTTCGTCGTGGTTTGGAATTAGCTGGTTTCAAATGTATCGGTTACTGTGAAAAGGATAAGTTTGCACGAAAATCTTATGAAGCAATGTATGACACGAAAGGAGAATGGTTTCATGACGACATCACAAGCATTGACCCAACACAACTTCCAAAAGCAGATTTATGGACTGCGGGAAGCCCTTGTCAAAATGTGTCTATCGCAGGGAAGCGAGCAGGACTATACGGTGAACGAAGTGGACTCTTTTTTACATTTGTTGACCTCCTCCAAAGCCAAGAGGAAGAAGATAAACCCGAGTGGATACTCCTTGAAAATGTTAAGGGACTTTTATCAAGTGGCGGGGGACGAGATTATCTCGACTATCTCTCTATCTTGGATGAAGCAGGGTACGACCTTGAGTGGCAAGTGTTCAATTCAAAAGACTACGGAGTTCCCCAAAATCGAGAACGCATCTACACTCTCGGACATCTTAGAAGTAGAGGTCGACGAAAAGTACTACCTATCAGCGGAGAAAGCGGTAGCCATCTTAAGCAACTTGTAGGTGGTATGCAAAGCTACCGTGTCTACGACCCTAGTGGAATTGCCACAACTCTTGTTGGTGAGGGTGGAGGACTAGGTGCTAAAACAGGTCTTTATCTAATTGACCAATCTTTGACAGAACCAAAGTTGACAGATGAGGCACGTTGTATCACTGCACGATATACTGCTGGAGCTACAAAACGGACTGCGATGAATTCTGGAGTACTCGAAATACAACCCATTCTGACACCCAATCGAATCAACAAACGTCAAAATGGACGTAGGCTCAAGGAACAGGATGAGCCAATGTTCACATTGACCTCTCAAGACCGCCATGGTGTTCTTGAAGGCATCAAGGTCAGAAATGGTACGAAGCAAGGTTATCAAGTTGCAGAGGTTGGAGATTCGGTGGATTTATCCTATCCAAACTCTCCAACGAGACGAGCAAGAGTTGGGAAGGGAATTGCCCATAACCTCTCCTGTGGTGGTCAAATGGGTGCTGTGGTTTGGAATGATCGAGTTGTAAAAATCAGACGTTTAACCCCTCGAGAATGTTTTCGTCTACAAGGATTTTCAGATGATTTATTCGAGAAAGCTCAAGCAGTAAACTCAGATGCCCAACTGTATAAACAAGCTGGAAATGGAGTGACGGTAACAGTTGTCTATGCCATTGGATGTGCCATTCTAGCGAGCGAAGAATTATCGAAAATATCTTCAAAATAATCGAGAAATGACTGGATATATGTCTCCTTAAGAGTTAATATGTACACAACAAAGGAAGAGGAGAACAAATCCATGACAACAACACTTGAAAAACTTTATGAAATCTACCCAGCAACCGCAAGCATCATTCCTTACAAAGATTGGGTCATCGTTGCATCGAACGGATATAAAGGAACAGAAGTTGAGATTTACGAAACAGCTGATAGTCTTGAAGAGTTTGAAAACTTCGAACGCAGATTTGACCGCATTTACCAAGAAGCAGGAACATTCGAAGACTTTGGACATGCAGTTAAGTGGGCATTTGAAAAGATTGGAGAATAACATGGACGCAAAAATGTTCAATAACCTAAAGGCAATCTATCCGGTTGGTACAAAGGTTAGATTAGTAAAAATGGAAGACCCACATCCAGTTCCTAAAGGAACACTTGGTACAGTTATTGGAGTAGACGACATTGGTTCACTCTTAGTTAAGTGGGAAAACGGCAGTTGCCTAAATGTTTTGTATGGAATTGATATCGTAGAAAAGGTAATGTGAGATGTGGGAAATTATGACTCGAACGGTTGGAGACAGATATTACGTTTGTGAGTTTCTCCGTGAAGACACAACAGACCCAAGGAATATAGACGGTGCATGGATTAGAATACTGACAATAAAACGTGATGGTGAATATATCTACCGATATAGATATGGAAACGAAATAGATAACATGGACGATATTGACAGAACTGTTTGTCAGGCTGTTCTTGATAACTTTAATGAACTTTAAGAAAGAACTCGAATTGAGTTCTTTTTTTCTTACTCTAAAGGAGGTGAGATTGTGGCAATCAGGGGGCGAAAACCAAAGCCTACGAATATGAAAATACTTGAGGGAAATCCTGGTAAGCGACCACTCCCTTCGAATGAAGTCAAACCCAAACAAAAAGCCCCACGTTGCCCACAGTGGCTTGAAGATGATGCAAAGAAGGAGTGGAAACGGATGGGAAAAATTCTCGAACAAATGGGAATTTTAACCGAAATGGATATGACTGCTTTTGCAGGTTACTGTCAAGCATACGCTCGCTGGAAAGAGGCAGAAGAGTTCCTTTCCAAGCATGGCTCCATTATCAAAACACCGAATGGCTATCTCCAACAAGTCCCTCAAGTCTCTATCAGCCAGACCAACCTCAAAATCATGCTTAAATTCTGTGAACAATTTGGTTTGACACCTTCAGCCCGTAACCGATTAGCAACGATGGATGCGGAAGTTGGTAGTGGTGATGAAATGGAAGATTTGTTAGGAGGAATTTTATGAGCTATCATTATGAACCAAGTCCATTCATGCTTCCAACCTCACACTATGATAAGGCAAAGGCTGATAGGGCAGTAACATTTATCAATAACCTCTCCCACACCAAAGGCAAGTGGGCTGGAAAGCGATTTGATTTGTTGCCGTGGCAGGAACAGATTGTCCGTGACCTATTTGGAATTGTCAAGGAAGATGGCAACCGTCAATTCCTAACAGCCTATATAGAAATTCCAAAGAAGAATGGCAAGTCTGAGTTAGCGGCAGCTATCGCTCTTTATCTATTATATGCGGATAATGAAGCCAGTGCAGAAGTTTATGGTGCGGCTTGTGACCGAAATCAAGCGTCAATCGTGTTTGATGTAGCCAAGCAAATGGTGCAGATGAGTCGCCCCTTGGAAAAGCGTTCTAAGATAATGGGAGCTACCAAGCGTATTGTAAATTATTCTAACGCTGGTTTTTACCAAGTTCTTTCTGCAGAGACTGGGACAAAGCATGGACTAAACGTATCTGGCTTGGTCTTTGATGAAATCCACGCTCAGCCTAATCGTCATTTGTATGATGTATTAACCAAGGGGTCAGGAGACGCAAGGGAACAACCCCTCTTTTTTATTATCACAACAGCTGGAACGGATAGAAACTCTATCTGTTATGAGTTACATACCAAAGCATTGGATATTCTGAATAGTAGGAAGAAGGACACTTCATTCTATCCAGTGGTTTATGGTTTATCTGATGAAGATGATTGGAATGATGAAGCTAACTGGCTCAAGGCCAACCCTTCACTAGGGCATACTATTGGGATTGATCGTGTAAGAGAAGCCTACCAACAGGCACTTGATAATCCTGCAGAAGAGAATGTCTTTAAGCAGCTCCGTCTAAATATGTGGACAAGTTCAAGTGTTGCTTGGATTCCTGAACATGTTTATGCCAAAGGAAATGATTCTATACAATATGATAGTCTTAGAGGTCGTAGCTGTTATGCAGGTTTAGACCTTTCTAGTACGTCAGATATAACGGCTTTTGTCTTGGTATTCCCCCCTAGATTTGAAGAGGAGAATTATATTGTTCTGCCGTTCTTTTGGCTACCAGAAGATACATTGGAGCTTAGATGTCGACGTGACCATGTTCTATATGATGTTTGGGAGCGTCAGGGTTACATCAAAACTACAGAGGGTAATGTTGTTCACTATGGTTTTGTCGAAAAATTTATTGAAGACTTATCTGAAATCTATCATATTAAGGAAATAGCCTATGACCGTTGGAATGCGACACAGATGGTTCAGAATCTAGAAGGAATGGGCTTGACCATGGTGCCTTTCGGTCAGGGATACAAGGATATGAGTCCACCATCAAAGGAACTTTATAAACTTATGATGGAAGGCAAGATTCAACATGGTGGGCATCCAGTTCTGAAATGGATGGGACAAAACGTAGTCATGAGACAAGACCCTGCTGGTAATATCAAGCCTGATAAGGAAAAGTCAGTCGAGAAGATTGACGGTATTGTAGCACTCATTATGGGACTGGATCGTTGTATTCGTCATCAAACCGATGAAGGAAGTGTGTATGATGAACGTGGAATATTGAGTTTTTAGTTGACAAAATAAAGTAAAATGCGTTACAATTACAGTACAAAATTCAAAGGAGAAATAGTATGGGAAAAACAGCCACTCTAAATGTACGTGTTGATTCAGATGATAAATCAAATGCAGAAAGTGTCTTGAAAGAGCTTGGAATGCCTATGTCTACTTTGATTACCTTATTGTTGAAGCAGGTTTCTATGACACGAAGCATTCCGTTTGATATTGCCTTACCACAAGCCCCTGCTTCTGTGGATGTCTCATCTCTGTCTGCTGGTGAATTGAAAGACATATTGGTGCAGAGCTATTACGCAGCGGATCAGGAAGAAACGATTTTGGTGGAAGATTTTTTCAAAGATTTTAAAGGGGTAAATTAATGAGAGAATATCCTGTGAGATTGACAAAACAAGCCAGTGAAGATTTAACTGCCATTTATCGCTTTATTGCGATAGAGTTACAATCTCCCTTAACAGCAGATAAAAATCTCCATCTTTTTGAAAAATCCATCAAATCCTTATCGACATTTCCAGAACGTTGTCCTATTCTTGAAGGGTTTGAGAGTGAGGGTATTGTAATTCGAAAACTTATTGTTAAAAACTATGTTGTATTTTATCGTTTTGTTGGAGAGGTTGTAACTGTACTTCGAGTATTACATGGTACTTCTAACATTGATGCGTTATTGAGAGCTATTGCAGAAGATAATGATGTGAACTAATATTGGCATCTCCAAGCGGAGGTGCTTTTTCTATTCAAAGTGTTCAAAAAATAGTTGATAATATCGCCAAAATGACTTGATAAGTCCTTGCTTCTACGGTAATATGTGACTACAAAAAGAAGAGGGGAACAAAACAATGGCAACAAAAGCACGGATTGGATTATTGACGAAAAACCATACAGCACAAACAATCGAGGTAGCGTATGAAGGATATCCAGAATACACTGGGGAACTTCTGAAGAAACACTTTAAATCAAGCAAAGAAATTCGTGCATTACTTCAGAAAGGTGATATCATTCAGCTTGAAGATAGTCTTGACAAAATTGAACACGATGACTTACAGGGGAATGCCCAGCAACATCGTTTCATCGGTGACATCAGTCAATTGGCAGAGGATACCCTGGCAGATTACATTTATCTTTTTCAAGAAAGTGATAGAACATGGTATCTTCTTGAAGAAGGAGAGATGAAAAACATCTAAGAACAAACGATAAGCACTTCAATCGAGGTGCTTTTTTCGTACTCAAAAGGAGGAACTATGGGACTACTAGATTTACTGGGACGTAAGCGGGCTAGAGATAAGCCACGAAATAGTTATGAAGGTCAGGACTTTTCCTATCTGTTTGGACGAACGACCAGTGGGGAAAATGTGGATGAGTTTAAAGCTATGCAGACGACTGCTGTTTATGCTTGTGTCCGTATCTTGGCTGAAGCAGTAGCTTCACTACCCATTCATGTTTACGAGAGAACTGCAACTGGAAAGGAGAAAAAGGTGGAACATCCCCTTTATTTTCTCTTACATGATGAACCTAACCCTGAGATGTCATCCTTTGTTTTTAGAGAAACCTTGATGACCCATCTACTGATATGGGGCAATGCCTATGTCCAGATTATCCGAGATAGGAGTGGACAGGTTATCAGTCTTTACCCACTTTTACCAGATAAGATGTCAGTTCATCGAGATGAGAGTGGTAAGCTCTATTATAAATACAAGCGTCAGTCAGAGGAAAATCCAAACTTTAAGGAAAAGGGAGATGCTATATTGAAAGCAGATGATGTTCTCCATGTTCCGGGTCTGGGGTTTGATGGCTTGATAGGTTATTCTCCAATTGCTCTTGCAAAAAATGCTATCGGTATGACATTGGCTACGGAAAACTATGGGGCATCATTCTTTAAAAATGGTGCAAATCCAGGAGGAGTTTTGGAACACCCAGGTATTCTCAAAGATCCCAAACGAGTGAGAGATTCATGGAATGCAGTCTATAATGGGGTAACCAATGCCCACAAAGTGGCAGTACTTGAGGAAGGGATGAAATACACTCAAGTAGGCATACCGCCTGAAGAAGCCCAGTTTCTTCAGACAAGAAAATTCCAAATCAATGAAATTGCAAGGCTCTACCGCATTCCACCTCATATGGTTGGTGACTTGGAGAAATCCTCATTTTCAAACATTGAGCAACAGTCTTTAGAATTTGTTAAATATACCTTAGACCCTTGGGTAGTTCGTCTCGAACAGGCTTTCAAGAGGTCTCTTTTTTTACCTGAAGAAAAGAAAACCTACTTTGTGAAGTTCAATGTGGATGGTCTTCTTCGTGGTGATTATCAGAGTCGAATGAATGGGTATGCAATTGGTAGACAAAATGGCTGGCTATCAACGAACGATATTCGTGAACTTGAGGATTTGAATCTACTTTCAGATAAGGAAGGAGGTAATCTCTACTTGATAAATGGAAACATGACGAAACTGAAGGATGCAGGTGGCTTTATGAAACAAGTACCGTCAGAACAAGAAATTCAATCTGAGGAGGATATGGATGCATAAGTTTTGGAATTTTACAGACGATGATAGTGGTCGAACCCTTCGTATAGAAGGACAGATTGCTGATGAGACGTGGTTTGGCGATGAAGTCACGCCACAGGTATTTAAAAATGATTTACATGCAGGAAACGGAGACATCACCCTCTGGATTAATAGTCCAGGGGGTGATGTTTTTGCGGCTGCTCAAATCTATAATATGTTAATGGATTACAAAGGTGATGTCCATGTAGTGATTGATGGCTTAGCCGCAAGTGCTGCGAGTGTCATTGCCATGGCAGGTACAACAGTTTCTATGAGTCCAGTTGCCATGATGATGATTCACAACCCTTGGACTGTGGCACAAGGTGAAGCCAAGGATATGCAGAAAGTCATTGAAATGTTGGGAGAAATTAAGGAATCCATCATCAATGCCTACGAACTAAGAACAGGACTTTCAAGAACCAAACTCTCGCACCTCATGGACTCAGAGTCTTGGTTCAATGCCAAAAAGGCTGTTGAACTAGGCTTTGCGGACAAGATTCTCTTTGACAAACAAGAGGAACATGGAATGGAGACTGAGAGTTATTCTTTCAGTCGAACTGCTGCCCAACAAGATTTACTTGTAAAAATGCAGGCGAAACTTGAAGTTCAACAATCAAAGAAAACAATCCCTATCAATCAGTTGGAAAAACGATTGAATTTGCTCAAATAACGAAAGGAAAATGAACTGATGTCTAAATTACTTGAATTGAAAGAAAAACGTAACCAAGCTTGGCAACAAGCAAAAACCTTCCTTGATTCTGTTCGCTCAGAAGACGGACTGGTGTCAGAGGAAGATTCCAAACGCTATGATGATATGGAAGCAAAAATCAACCTCTACAATCAAGAAATTGCTCGATTGGAGCGTCAAGAAAAGATTGACCTTGAACTTTCTCAACCAGCATCACAAGCCCTTATTGGACAACCCACTACAGTTTTGAATGACAAAACTACTGAAGAGGAAAAGAAAGGTGTGGCTTCAGAAAGCTATGCCAAGACATTTTGGACAAGTGTCCGAAAACGTCACTTCTTTGATGTTAAAGACGTCCTTCGAGTAGGGGAAGATACCGAAGGCGGTCATCTTGTTCCAGATGAGTATGAGAAGAAACTGATTCAAGGATTACAAGAAGAGAATTTCTTCCGTAGTCTTGCGACTGTCATTAAAACCTCTAGTGGTGAGCGTAAGATTCCTGTTGTGACTGGACACGGTTCAGCATCATGGATGGATGAAAATGGTCTCTATCCTGAAACAGAAGAATCCTTTGGTCAGGTGACACTAGACTCTCATAAGATAGGGACTGCTATTCGTATTTCTGAAGAGTTGCTTAACGATTCAGTCTTTGACCTTGAGTCCTATATGACAGCTGAATTTGCTCGTCGTATTGGAACGGAAGAAGAAAAGGCATTCTTGATTGGTGATGGCTCTAAGAAACCAACTGGTATCTTTACTCAGGCAGATGTAACTGGTCCAACAACTGCTACAAAGGATATTTCCTTTGACGACATGATTGAACTGTATCATTCTCTCCCTGCCCCATACCGTAAGAACGCAGTTTGGATTTTACATGATACGACTGTCAAAGCTATCCGTAAACTCAAGGACAACAACGGTAATTACATTTGGCAGCCATCCACTCAAGCTGGACAACCAGATTTGATTCTAAATCGTCCATACTATACATCGACATTTGCCCCACTACCTGAAGCAGGAAACAAAGCCATTGCATTTGGCGATTTTTCTTATTATTGGATTGCGGATCGTCAGGGACGTACCTTCAAACGTCTGAATGAACTCTATGCCAATAATGGACAGATTGGATTTCTTGCTTCACAACGTGTGGATGGTAAGTTAGTCCTACCTGAAGCCGTAAAGAGCCTAACTGTGAAGGCTAAGTAATGATGGTCAGTTTAGTAGAAGCAAAACAGTATCTCAAAGTGGAACACGATGATGAGGATGGACTGATTGAGCAATTGCTTGAAACCAGTCAACAACTCTGTGAAGATATTTTGCGACAATCAATTTATTCAGAAGTTCTAAAGACGGCAATCCTATACGGGGTTGCCTATCTTTATGAACACAGAGAATATGCAAATCATAGAGAGTTGAAGGAGACACTTTATCACTTATTGTTGGCTGAACGAAAGGATGTGTTCTGATGAAGATTGCACCTTTGAGGGAACGCTTGTCGTTTCATGTTCGACAGATTGTTCAAGATGATATTGGCAATGAAACTTCGACATGGATACCTTTATTTGAACGGTGGTGCTCTTGCCGTCCTCTCACCTTGACCGAAAGGGATGGGAGTGTGACGAAACTGGAACAAGAGAAAGTCCAGTTCACCCTCAGGTATGAAAAAGCAATTCTTGGACTTCATTCCTTAACGACCCGCATTCAATTTCGTGGTCAAACCTATGAGATTGAGTCGATTGATGGAGATACAGTGCCAAGGCAACTGATTTACATCATTGCTATTAAGGAGAAGAGTTATGACTAAAATTGGACTGAATGCACTAGAAACTGCCATAGCAAATGAGCTAGCTGAGTATGTGCAGGACACTACAGAGGTGATGCGTGAAGTTGTAGAGGAAGTCACTGAGGAATCTATTGAATCCTTGAAAGCAACGTCACCTAGAAAGAGTGGATCTTATGCCAAAGGGTGGAAGAGTAAAGCAACGATTGATACCAGTACAGGTTTAACCAAAACCATTCATAATCGAACAACAGGCCTGACGCATCTATTAGAAAATGGTCATGCCAAAAGCTCTGGTGGGCGAGTTGAGGGAATCAAGCATATCGCTCCCGTTGAGAAACAAGCGATACAATCCTTAGAGGAAAAGCTGAGAAAGCGAGTGTGATGAGACATGTTACTAAGTGAAATGTACTCCATTCTCAAAGAATTACAGCTCCCAGTCGCCTACCATCATTTTGAAGAAGGGAGTCATCCAAGACCACCGTATCTAGTATATTTGGTGACTGATTCAGATAATCATGGTGCAGACAATTGGACCTATCATAAGCAAAATAATCTGCAAGTGGAACTCTATACCACTAAGAAAGATTTAGCAACTGAACAAAAGGTGGAGTCATTATTTGACAGCCACCTTATTTATTTTGAAAAAGTAGAGAACTATATCTCATCAGAAAAACTCTACCAAATAACCTATTACATCACATTACACGGAGGATAATATGGCTGAAAAGAATAAGGTCACCTTTGGACTACAAGATGTCCATTGGGCAGAAGTTACAAGCGAAGGTTCTGATGGTGCGTTGACATACGGCAATGTAGAACGCCTTCGTGGTGCTGCAGAATTAACCCTTGAACCAACAGGAGACAAGGGTTCTTATAAGGCAGACAATATCAATTTTTATACAACGGAGTCAAACGATGGTTATGAAGGAACGCTAAAAGTTGCTCTTCTAACGCAGGAATTTTTGACTCGAGTCCTTGGAGAACAGTTGGATGCGACGACAAATACCATCTCAGAAGTCGCAAACAGCGAGAAGAAAAATTTTGCGTTGATGTTCCGATTTGAAGGGGATAAGAAAGAAACATTACACGTTTTGTATTATTGTTACGCCTCTCGTCCGACTGTTGGTTCAAAAACCAAGTCAGGTTCAGATATCAATGAGGTAGAGTTGACCTTTACTGCCAGTCCTCGCCCGCTTGATAAGGTTGTGCGTCGACGAACAACAGAGGAAACGAGCGATGAGATTCGTCAAAATTGGTTCAAGGCAGTTTTTGAACCTCGTAAGTAAGGGAGAAGGCCATGAGAGAAAGTATTACCATAGCAGGAACAACCTACGAGTTAGCAACCAATGCCTACACACCAATTGCTTATAAAGAGCAGTTTGGTAAGGACTATTTCCAAGATCTCTTTTCTATGGTCAATAGTCAAGCTATCTTGGATAAGCTAGACCAGCTGGAGGAAGGGGAAGAACTCAAGGCAAGTCAGGTTGATGTGTCTATCTTATCTGACTTTGATATGACCTTTTTCCATCGAATTTTTTGGGTTTTTGCTAAATCTGCCAATCCTCGTGTGAAACCTTTTGTGGATTTCTTCATGGAATTGGAGGAATTTCCAGTTCAGGAAGTAGCCCCTGTCTTGATGAATATGTTGAACCAAGGGATGTCAACCAGAAAAAAGCAGATGAAACAGAAACAGCGAGTGAGGAAATCTTCACAGTAGAGAGCTATTTCTCCTGTTGTAAGGAGACTGGTTTGACCATTGACGATTTAAAACATATCTCTATTGGGATGGCACTTGACTACCAAACAGATTATGTGGAGATGCGTACTTGGGAAACTTCACAAACACGCCCAGCAACTCAAGCTGATTTTGATAATTTCTGATGGTAGAAAGGAGGGACTATGGCTGGAAACATTAAGGGAATTACGATTGAAATTGGTGGCGATACCCAACCCTTACAAGATGCCCTAAAGGGTGTAAACAAACAAGCATCTGCAGCTACCAAAGAACTAAGACAAATTGATAAGGCTCTCAAGTTTGATACAGGCAATGTCACCCTCCTCACTCAAAAGCAGGAAGTATTAGCTAAACAAGTTGAGACAACCAAAGAAAAATTGGCAACGCTCCGTCAAGTCCAATCACAGGTGGAAGCTCAATTTAAGGCTGGGGATATTGGGGCAGATCAGTACCGTGCCTTTCAACGTGAGGTGGAAACTACTCAAAGGCTGCTAACGTCCTATGAAACTAAGTTAGCTGATGTGTCATCAACACTTGAGAATCACGGTCGAGCCAGTAGTTCAGCGGCTCAACAATTAGATAAACTCCAAGTGGAGCAGGGGCAGTTAGCAAGTGAGATGAACAAGGTCACGTCTCAATTTGAGCTACAAGAAAGTGCTTTGTCATCCAATAGTTCTGAAGCAGAACGCAATGCCATAGCTCAACAAAAGATTGGAGCACAGTCAGAAATTGTTTCTAAACAAATTTCCAATCTCGAAAAGCAACTAGCCTTGACAAAGAGGGAATATGGTGAGAATTCCATTGAAGCCAATAAGATGGAAGCTGAGTTGAATCAAGCAAAGACCGCTCTCAATAACCTGAACAACGAGATGGATGAGACCAAATCCTCTGCCGATGGTGCTCAAGATGGCATGAAGGCCATGTCTGACACCATTCGGGCTGAGGCACTTCAAGCGACCAGTGAGAAGCTTGCAGACATCTCTCAGAAAATCTTCGAAGTCGGAACAGAGTCCATGTCTGCGGCAGCTCAACTTCAAGCCAGCAATGCCCAATTCTCTACCGTCTTTGGAGATATGGAGAATGCTGCTAAGGATGCCCTCAATAAGATTGGGGAAGAGATGGACATTGTTCCAGAGCGTCTTCAAGGCTCCTTCACTCAGATGGCTTCCTTTGCCAAAACCTCTGGGATGGATACGGCTCAGGCTTTGGATCTGACCACTCGTGCCACCAGAGCAGCGGCTGATGGGGCAGCATTTTACGACAAATCCATCGAAGAAGTCACCGAAAACCTGCAGTCCTTCCTCAAAGGAAACTATGAAAATGACGCAGCTCTAGGTATTTCTGCGACAGAAACCACTCGTAATGCAGCGGCGAACAAGCTTTATGGAAAGTCCTTCAATGAACTATCAGAAGCTCAGAAGCAGTTAACCCTCCTTCAAATGGTAGAGGACGGCAATGAACTCTCTGGAGCCTTGGGACAAGCTGCAAGGGAATCAGAAGGACTGGAAAACGTTCTGGGCAACTTAAGACAGTCTGGAACTAATGCTCTAGCAGCAATCGGTCAACCGATTCTGGAGATGCTTATTCCAGTCTTCCAAAGTTTGGCAGACATTGTTAGTCAACTAGCGACTTGGTTTACCAACTTATCCAGTCCCATCAAGGAAGTCGTCATTATCTTCACAGGTATTTTAGCCGTGGTAGGGATGTTACTTCCAGTTTTCTTGGGCTTACAGGTTGCGGCAGCCGCTATGGGGACAACCGTTGTTGGAATGATAACGGCATTTTTGCCGATTGTGGGGATTATTGTTGGTATTGTAGCTGCCATTACCTTACTGATTGTTGGGTTAAAAGAACTCTGGACGAATCATGAAGGCTTTCGAACGACTGTGATGGAAATCTGGAATAGTATCTATGCCTTTCTGACCATGATCATCCAGCAGATTTCTAGTTTTGTTATGTCCATCTGGGGAACGCTAACCACATGGTGGACTGAAAACCAGCAATTGATTCTAAATGCTGCAACCACGGTATGGAATGCCATCACTACGGTTATTCAAACGGTGATGACTATTCTTGGACCGCTCATCCAAGCAAGTTGGGAGAATATCAAACTCATCATTACAGCCGCTTGGGAGATGATAAAGATTGTGGTCGAGACTGCTATCAATGTGGTACTTGGTATCATCAAGGCAGTCATGCAGGTTATCACTGGTGATTGGACTGGCGCTTGGGAAACCATCAAACAGGTCATGTCGATGGTATGGGAGGGCATTAAGTCCCTTATTTCGTTAGCTCTCAATTTCATCGCCCAGTACATCTTAACTGCTTGGACGGGTATCAAGAATACCATCTCAAATGTACTATCTGCCATTAGTTCTGTTATTTCAACTATTTGGTCAGCTATTCAATCGACAATATCCAGTGTCCTATCTGCGATTGGTTCAACTGTTTCAACTATCTGGAATGGTATCAGTAATACCGTATCCAACATCTTGACTGGCATCTCCAATACGGTTTCATCTGTTTGGAATGGTGTTAAAATCACCATTTCAAGTGCTATCAATGGTGCAAGAGATGCCGTGAGTAATGCCATCAATGCTATTAAAAATCTCTTTAACTTCCAAATCAGATGGCCGCATATTCCCCTTCCTCATTTTCGAGTGTCAGGCTCAGCCAATCCACTCGATTGGTTAAAGGGGGGTATTCCAAGAATCTCCATTGATTGGTATGCCAAAGGTGGAATTTTAACCAAGCCCACTGCATTTGGAATGAATGGCAATAGCCTAATGGTTGGAGGTGAGGCTGGAAAAGAAGCAGTCTTGCCCTTGAATGAACAAACATTGGGTGCAATTGGTCGAGGAATCGCAAAGACCATGACAAGCAATTTACCAACCATTCACATCACCATTACTGGAAATACGATAAGAGAAGAAACTGACCTTCACCGACTAGCGGAGATGGTTGGAGAAAAACTAGTGTATGAATTAGAACGTCAACAAGGATTGAGAGGAGTGAAACCATGATTAAACATAATGCATTAACCATTGGTGGAGTGTCCACGAGTTCTTTTCCTTTTAAGGTAATCGTGGAAGATAGTCCTTCAATCACAGTAAGTGAAAGTAAGACGCAATTGATAGAACACCAAGGCCTGTCAGGAGCGGTTCTTCAAACCAATCCTCGCAGAAGTGTCATGGAACTGAGCTACACCCTCTATCTTGTAAAACCTAGTGAAGAACAGTTATTATCCTTTTTGAAGCTATTTTTGAAAGAAGGATTTTGGCTTGAGAACGCTAGTTTCAAGACCATACGCTTTTGGTGTTACAAGGTACACCATACTCCAGTTCAAAAGGATAAGCTGGGGGTGTATGAGTTTAAGGTTACATTTTCTTGTCACCCAACCAAGTGGTTCAAAACGACGACCTCGCAGGTGTTTAGGACTAGTGGTACTTTTAGAAGTCAAGGTTCAGCCATTGCTTTTCCAAAGATTACCATAAGTGGCAACTCGACTAGTGAAACTAGCTTTACGATTGGGGATGATGTCATCCGCTTGGAGCGATTACAAGAAACACTCATTATGGATAATAATCCTAGTCAGCCAAGTTTTAAGACACAAAGAGGTCAGCCTGTAAAATGGTCTGGCGATTTTATTTCCATTGATGCGGCCAGAAATGACTCGGTTGGAGTTGTCTTAGGTGCTGGCATTACATCATTAACAATAGAAATGAATTGGGGGTGGGCTTAGTGCTATCTTTATTAGACAAAACCGTTCGAACGGCAAAATGGCATGGGAAACCACTCCCAGAGACCATAAAGGCAAGCGTTAAAGAAACCTTGAATGGGGATTTTGTCCTAAATTTTACCTATCCAATCACAGACAGCGGACTATTTCGAGAGTTAAAAGAGGACTACCTCGTTCGTAGCCCAGTTCCAGTATTGGGACACCAGTTGTTTAGGATTAAGAAAGTCATTGAAGGAGACACCAGTCTTGAAGTTGTGGCCTATCACATATCAGATGACGTCATGACTAGGTTGGTATCTCCATTTAGGTGTGAACAGGTACCTTGTGCAACAGCACTATCAAGCATGGTCATGGCAAGCAAGTCTCCACTTGGAGATTTTTCTTTTACCAGTGACATTGTCAAGAATAGAACCTATACAACGGACAAGGAACAGACGCTGTACTCCAGCCTGATGGATGGTAAACACTCTATCCTTGGAACTTGGGAGGGAGAACTGGTTCGAGATAACCTTGCCTTATCAATTAAGAGTGAGCGAGGACAGGACCGTGGAGTTGTTATCTCTACTCACTACAATTTGAAAAAGTATCAGCGAACGAAAGAAAGTTCACAGATTATCACTCGTATCCATGCCACTTCAAGCTTTAAACAAGAGGGTCAGGATAGGGAAGCTGTCCTTCAAGTAACTGTAGACAGTCCGTTGATAAACTCTTATCCTTTCATCAATGAAGTGACCTATACAAATAATAGTGTCAGAACTCGTCAAGAGTTAATAGAGTGGGCTAGTAGCAAGTTTCGCTTAGAGGGTATTGATAAGCCCAAAGATGCCATCATCATTGAGGCATTTGAATTAGATGGTCAAACAGTTCATCTAGGCGATACAGTGACTTTAAAAAGCAAGCTACACGGCATTGATGTGAGGAAGAAAGCCCTTGCTTATGATTATGATCCTCTAGCTAAGAATTACCGCTCTATCACGTTTGATGATAAGGCAAGTATCGGTACAGGTAAAACTGGCGGAAGCTTGACTACCCTAGCAAATAATCTCCTTGAAGGGAATAAGCGGAGTGAGGATGTTGCCGTTGAAATTGCCATTGAGAATGCCAACAGAGCCTTTGATGCAGAATTTGAGAAACGTCAAGTAGCCATTGATAATGCAATCCTTCAGGCTCAAAGTCATGGGGAGGTCTATGCGGATCGATTAAAGGCTAGCATTGATAGTGAGCTTTCTTCTATTCACCAACAGATGCTGCAACAAGAAGAGGAACAGCAACGCACAACTCGTGATTTATTGGCAAAGGCTGGGGTAAATACCAACCTAGCCACAGAAGCCAAACAAAAGGCAGTACAGGCTCAAACTGGGGCAACTGAAGCTCTCAGAAGGGCAGAACAAGCCAAGCTCGATGCGATTCAAGAAGCTAACCGCTTGACTTCGACGGAGCGTAGTCAAACAGAGTTAAAAATTGCGACAGCAAAATCACAAGCTATCTCTGAGGCGAGTCGATTGGTTGATGTAGCAAAATCACTGATAGGTGGACAGTTGGCAACTGTCACTACCAATCTCACACAAACCAAGGAGGATATAAAACTACTTGCGAGTAAGCAACTGGTGGATGGTCTGACTGGTCGAGTAATTAGTGCAGAATCCATGATTCAAACGCAAGCAGACCAAATTTCCCAGCGTGTTAAGACTAGCGATTTTAACCAAGCAAAACAGAGAATCGAAACTGCAGAGTCAACGATTACGCAATTGGGGAATCGGATAACAACTGAGATTCGAGAGACCGTAGCTAAGATTCCAGTTGATTTTGGTGGTCGAAATTACATACTAAAAAGTGATACTTATATTACATCCGGGAGTAAGTTTCTAGATAGTGCTTCGGACTTTATCGACTATGCTCAGGCAGGAAAGTTTGTGACGATCAGCGTTGATATCAAGGGGGAAAATCTGTCGCCTGATGAAAGAGGACAGTCTAGGATAGGATGCGAGCTACGCTTGACTTTATCCAATGGCAATCCTCTCTATCTAAACTGCTATAAAGTTGTTTCAGCAACCCAACCTCGCGAGCGAATATACCGAACGGTTCGTATTCCTGATGGTGTATCGGTTGTTAGTGTAGCAAAGCTCAATCTTTTTGTGCAAGTCAGAGGAAATGCCTTAGCTGGAAGACCAAAGTTTGAACTTTCTTCTATGCCTACTGACTGGTCACCTGCTCCTGAAGACTTAATCACAGATCTCAGTCAAACCAGAACACTAATTACTCAGACAGCTGAGGGCCAAACTCAGCTGTCTACAAAGCTTACTCATACTGAGAATAAAATGATGAATGCTGAAACCCAAATCAGGCAATTGTTGGGTGATGTGGCTAGTAAAGTATCTAAAATGGACTATGACAATCTCAAGAGTACAGTTGAGAATCATACGACAAGTATTAATCAAACGACCCAGTCCATTTTACTTAAAGCTGACAAGACCTTTGTGGACGGTGTGAAATCTACGGCAGAAGCAGCCCTTTCAAAAGCAACTAGCAATGCGACAATGATTAGTCAGACCAAGTCTGAGCTAACTATTGCCAATGATGCCATCTCACAGAAAGTCGCAAAGACGGATTTTAATAATTTGAGCGGTCGAGTAGCAAGTGCGGAAACCACTATCCGAACACAGGCTGGGCAAATCGAACAACGACTGACGAGTACGCAAGTTGAATCTGCAATTAACTCAAAAGGCTACCAAACCAAGTCACAGGTCGATTCAAATATTATGGGTCGTGGCTATCTAACCAGCAGTTCTCTCCAGCCCTATGCGACGACAACTAGTGTGCAGAATTTGGTTAGAACCACCTATGATAGTTTTACCCAGCGAATCAGTCAAACGGAAAGCAGAATCCCTACCTCAGTTTCGCATCGCAACTTAATAGCTGGTACTTCAGACAGATGGAGTGCTTATCAGACGATAAATACCAATAGTAACTGGATAGCCTCTTTAGGAAGAGTGCAATTTGGGGATAGTAGTGGAATTTATGTTGGATCAAAAGTTCATTTATATGTTCATGTCTCAGCGGATGAGATTACCTTTGACCCCGCTGTAACGTCTCGTACTATGAAACTTCAAGGTCCAATCTTGGATAGTCAAAATGCCTGGACATGGACCAACTGGAATTTGTATCACCCTTTCTATAATAAATGGAGTAGCAATCTGACAACGGGTAACAACTATCGCTTGATAAAACTGACCGCCACCGTCACTCAAGAGATGTACCAACACTCTAAAGGATTTGAACTTCAAGTCAGAGTTGATGGGGTTAAAACTGGTAAGTTCCATGTGAGAGCCTTAATGGTATCAACTGGTGATATTTTTCCAGACTACTGGACACCGTCATTAGACGACTTTACGACGGTAACCGCCTTTCATGAAGTGCGGGATACTGTAAGTAGTCATACTCGAACAATTGGAGATCACACCAATCAAATCAGTCAGGTTGTCCAAACGGCTAATGGGATTGTGACACGAGTGGGCAATCTAGAAACAAGTCGAGCGACAACGGCGGCAGTTAATGCCATTCAAACTCAGGTTTCAACACTTGCAGGGGCGTGGTCGGTTCGAAATCTGACCAGTGCAGGAACAGTCCTGAGTCAGCTCAATCTCAATAAGGATGGCACAGTCAAGATTGATGGAAAACTCGTCCAAATTACAGGCACAACCTATATCCAAGATGGAGTAATTGCGAGCGGTAAGATTGCCAGTCTTGATGCAGGAAAGATTACGACAGGTATTATCTCTGCAGCTCGAATTGGAGCAGAAGCAATCACTGCGGATAAGTTAAAGGTTGACCAAGCTTTCTTTACCAAGTTTATGGCAACAGAAGCCTATCTTAAGCAGTTATTTGCCAAATCAGCCTTTATAACCCAAGTGCAGTCAGTAACACTATCTGCCAACAACATTTCTGGTGGTATCTTGTCAGCAATCAACGGAGCCATGAAAATCAATCTGTCACTTGGAAACATCAAGTTCTTTACAAACTCTCCATCCATTTCTCGTGAGGTTAGTGGTTATCCTCACCAGTGGGTTTCATTTGAAACAGGTACCTCAAACGGCAAGCCATGTGGTGTAACCATTATCGGTTCCAATCGATGGAACAACTGGAATGCCAATGACGGTGGCTTTGTAGGGATTAGAGCATGGAACGGTACTGATACTGACCAAATTGATGTGGTAGGTGATAAAGTACGTTTAGCTAGTGCTCCATATACCAATCCAGATGGGTGGGAGATTGTAACGTTGCCTAACCGACTGAGTATTGATGCTTTTAAAGCATCTGACCGACCAAGTTCTATTTTGAATATCGGAGATATCCGCATCTATCGAAATGGGACAACCTATGTCAGCTTGAAAGACGTACTTCATCAATTCAATCACAATTTTAAACACTTAGTAAACATCACAGGTCGAGGTGACGTCATCTTGACATGGGATACGATTAAATAAAGGAGTTCACAGATGAATCTAGAACAAATCAACCAATCATTAAAATTAACCATCCAGGAGCTTGTCTCCAAGCTATCTGATGAGATTACCGCTAAGAACCTCATTGCCATCCAATTGGTGGAAAGGGATGAGGAACTTAGCCTATTGCGTAAAGAAAAACAGGAATTGACTGAGCTATTAGAAGTTCAGACAAAACCTGAAGAAAGGAAAGGAGAATAGTTATCATGGCACTTCTCAATATTGACAAAGTAACAGAACCATTTGATTTGGAGACAGCTCTCGCTTACATGCGTAAGAATGGAGAGTTCATTCGTTGTAAGACAGCAGAGCAGGATTTTTACATGTATCTTGAAGAAGTAAGGCGACCTGCCATTAAAAATGGAAGGCGGCAGTTGGTTACAACAGAAACAGTTTGGGCGTTTAATCAGTGGGGTAGTACCACATTAACTCTGAATCTTTCTGATTTATTTCATGAATGTTTTTATCTGATGCGGTTTGATGAGAACGGTCAACCGGATTGGTCAGACCCTACCATTGTGCAGGAAGGCCCAGTAGAAAGTGAGGTGACCGATGAAGGAACTGTTAACTCTTAATAAGATTTTATTTTCCATGATTGGAGGCTTGATTGGTAGTCTATTTGGAGAGTTGGATGGTATCTTATATGCCCTACTTGTCTTCATTATTATTGACTATCTAACAGGAATTTTTGCGGCAGTTGTAGAGAAACAATTGTCAAGTAGTATCGGTTTTCGTGGCATCTTTAAAAAGATAGCCATTTTATTTTTAGTTTCACTAGGTCATCTGATTGATACTGCAATCATCAAGCAGGGTGGAACAATTCGAACCATGGTCATTTTCTTTTATCTCAGTAATGAGGGGTTAAGTATTCTAGAAAATACCGTTCGAATTGGTTTACCAATACCTGAGAAACTACAAGCAATCTTAAAACAAATCAACGAGAGGTGAGAAGATATGGGAAAACATCTAGTCATTTGTGGTCATGGCCAAGGGCGAACAAGCTATGATCCTGGAGCAGTGAATGCCAAACTAGGTATCACAGAAGCAGGAAAGGTTCGAGAATTAGCCAAGTTAATGTCTAAGTACAGTGGACAGCGAATTGATTTTATTACCGAACAAAATGTTTATGATTATCGGAGTATTACTAGTATTGGTAAGGGATACGACTCGATTACTGAATTGCACTTCAATGCCTTTAATGGAAGTGCTAAAGGTACAGAAGTCTTGATTCAATCTTCCTTAGAAGCAGATAAGGAAGATATGGCTATCCTGTCTCTCCTTTCACACTATTTCCAAAATCGTGGCATTAAGAAGGTAGATTGGTTATATAATGCCAATCAAGCAGCAAGTCGTGGATACACCTATCGTTTGGTGGAGATTGCTTTCATCGATAATGAACAAGATATGGCGATTTTTGAGAACAAGAAAGAGGATATTGCGAGAGGTCTTGTGTCAGCAATAACAGGAGTTGAGGTCAAGACCATAGTTCCCTCGACACCCAGTTCAACCGTTGGGAGTTCAGGAACTCCTTCAAAACCAGTCTATCTTGTTGGTGATAGTCTTAGGGTGTTGCCTCATGCGACTCATTATCAGACTGGTCAGAAAATCGCCAACTGGGTCAAGGGGCGCACCTACAAAATCCTTCAAGTGAAGAATATTCACCAGTCCAACAGTAAGAGAGCTTATCTACTTGATGGAATCAAGTCATGGGTGCTTGAGCAGGATGTAGAAGGAACAACTAAAGGCCATAGTGAGCAGACCTATCAAGCACAGAAAGGCGATACGTATTATGGAATCGCTCGGAAGTTTGGTTTAACAGTAGATGCCCTACTTGCGGTGAATGGTTTGAAGAAGTCGGATATCCTGAAAGTTGGGCAAACACTCAAGGTTAACACAGCTTCAAGGACAACAACCGCTATTCCAACCAGTGTTGCAAGCCGTGTGGTTGCGTCAGCATTATCCAAGGTCGGTCAAAAGGTGACTGTTCCATCTAACCCTTATGGTGGACAATGTGTTGCCTTGGTGGATAAGATTGTTCAAGAGCTTACGGACAAGAATATGTCTTATACTAATGCCATTGATTGTTTGAAGAAAGCAAAATCAAATGGTTTCCAAGTAATCTACGATGCTTGGGGTGTGAATCCTAAAGCAGGTGATTTTTATGTCATTGAGACAGATGGTTTGGTCTATGGGCATATTGGTGTCTGTGTGACAGATTCTGACGGAAAAAGTATTGATGGTGTGGAACAGAATATTGATGGATATTCTGACTATAATAAGAACGGTATCAATGACCAATTAGAAATTGGTGGCGGTGGAATTACTCGTCGTGTGAAACGGCAATGGATGGCGGATGGCTCACTCTACGATTCTACTGGAACAGTTAAACTCGGTAAAGTTGTAGGTTGGTTTAGAATATCATAATTAAGTCTTAAGCCTGGTGGGAACATCAGGCTTTATTTTTTTGCTTTTTTTTTCAATAAGTGCGGAAAAATTACTCCCAAACCTACCTAGTAAGGTAGGAGGAATATTTGTATTCCATGAACTTTGGCATAAATTTATCAGGTCGAATTAGTTTGTCTGATAACTTGACTTATTTTCCCTTTAGAGTGATATATAGTGTGCCATTACATAGGAAGGAGAGTAAATGTCCGTAAAAAAGATTAGAGTCAATAAACAAAAACACAAGCAGAGGATCTGTGCCTACATTCGAGTTTCGACGACTAATGGAAGTCAGTTAGAATCGTTAGAAAATCAGAAACATTATTTTGAAAACCTGTATTCCAATAGAGACGATATTGATTTTGTAGGTGTTTATCATGACAGAGGTATATCTGGTTCTAAGGATAATCGTCCAAATTTTCAAGCCATGATTGAAAATTGTCGTAAAGGTATGATTGATATTATTCATACCAAGTCAATTGCTCGATTTGCTAGAAACACGGTTACAGTTCTTGAAATTAGTCGTGAACTGAAGGCAATAGGAGTAGACATTTTCTTTGAGGAACAAAACATTCATACCCTTTCTAGTGAAGGGGAAGTGATGCTTTCAGTATTAGCTAGTATTGCTGAGGACGAGTTGAGGAGTATGAGTGGCAATCAACGTTGGGCATTTCAAAAGAAGTTTCAACGAGGAGAGCTAGTCATTAACACCAAGCGATTCTTAGGATATGATATAGACGAGAATGGTGAGTTGATTATCAATCCAGAAGAAGCTTTGATAGTCAGAAAAATATTTGCACTTTACCTTGAAGGGTATGGTACTCATCGTATTGCCAAACTGTTAAATGAAAAGGGAGTTGCGACGGTTACAGGTGCTAAATGGCATGACACCACAATCCGTCAAATGTTAAGCAATGAAAAATACAACGGTTCGGTCTTATTGCAGAAGTATTTTCACGATGGTGTGAATGGTCCTAAAAAATTGAATCAGGGTGAACTCGAACAATACTTTATTGAGGATAATCATGAAGCTATTATTTCTATGGAAGATTGACAAGCAGTCCAGGACAAACTAATCAGTAGAAGATGGCAACAAGGTAGAAACAAAAACTATAAATTTACGGGGTTATTAAAGTGTCAGCATTGTGGTTCGACTTTAAAGAGACAAGTTTCTTACAAGAAAAAAATTGTTTGGTGCTGTTCCAAATACATAAAAGAGGGAAAAGCAACTTGTCAGGGTATGCGAGTGCCAGAAGTAGATATTTCAAATTGGGAGATAACCTCAACTGTTACAGTAATAGAAAGGGATAGAAATGGGGAAAAGTATTACAGTTATTCCGGCCAAGAAAGTGCAGACCAGCGTTCAACATCAGGTCAGAAAGAAAGTCAATGTAGCCGCATATTGCCGAGTGTCCACCGACCAAGACGAACAGCTATCAAGTTATGAAAACCAAGTTAATTATTACCGAGATTATATCTCCAAACACGAGGACTATGAGTTAGTTGACATCTATGCGGATGAGGGCATCTCAGCAACTAATACCAAAAAACGTGATGCATTTAACCGCTTGATACAAGATTGTAGGGCTGGTAAGGTGGATAGGATTTTGGTCAAGTCAATCAGTCGATTTGCCAGAAACACCCTTGACTGCATTAAGTACGTCCGAGAGTTGAAAGAACTTGGTGTTGGTGTGACTTTTGAGAAAGAGAATATTGACAGCCTAGATTCTAAAGGTGAGGTTCTTCTTACAATCCTTTCTTCCCTAGCACAGGATGAGTCACGCTCTATCTCAGAGAATGCGACGTGGGGAATTCGTAAGAAGTTTGAACGTGGTGAGGTTCGTGTTAATACCACAAAATTCATGGGTTATGACAAGGATGATAATGGTAGCCTTATCATAAACCCAGGGCAAGCAGAAATAGTAAAATTCATTTACGAGAAATTCTTAGAAGGCTATAGTCCTGAGTCCATAGCTAAATATTTGAATGACAACGAAATACCCGGTTGGACTGGAAAGGCTAACTGGTATCCAAGTGCTATACAGAAAATGCTTCAAAATGAAAAGTACAAGGGTGATGCCTTATTACAAAAGACTTTTACCGCTGATTTTCTGACTAAGAAACGAGTTCAAAATGACGGTCAGGTTAACCAATACTATGTAGAAAATAGTCATGAAGCTATTATTGACAAAGACACTTGGGAATTAGTACAGTTGGAATTGGACAGGAGGACAGCCTTTCGTGAAGAACATCAACTGAAAGCTTACATCATGTAGAGTGAGGACAACCCATTCACCACAAAAGTGTTCTGTGCAGAATGTGGTTCAGCCTTTGGACGAAAGAACTGGACAACCAGTCGAGGTAAACGTAAGGTGTGGCAATGTAACAACCGCTATCGCATTAAGGGGGTGGAAGGGTGTAATAGTAGACATTTGGATGAGGCGACACTCGAGCAGATTTTCATAAAGGCATTAGAGTTACTAAGCGAGAACATTGATTTGCTAGATGGCAAGTGGGAGAAAATCTTGGCAGAGAATCGACTGCTTGATACACACTACAGTATGGCATTGAGTGACCTGCTTAGGCAGGAACAGATAGACTTCAATTCCTCTGACATGTGCCGAGTACTAGACCATATCAGGATAGGGCTTGAAGGAGAGATAACCGTTCGCTTCCTGGAAGGCACTGAGATAGATTTATAAAGTAGACGATAGGCTGTAACGACAGTGGGAAACCAGTGTGGTTACAGCCTTTTTTGCGTTTTTGTGGTATAATTGAGGGTGAAAATGTTAATTGTATCAAACTGGTCAATGAGAAAAGGAAGATATATGAGAACTCATTTAACTGCACCACAAATTAAAGATTACATCATTGATACTATTATTATCAAGTCAAAACTTATATTACGAAAGAGTGATTTAGATGAATTATTGCAAAAATCAAGTCTGAGTTTTGCAAGTGGTTTATTAAAAAGTGACTCTAGAACAATTGGTTTTAGGCCTGAGGAACTCCAAGAACTAATCAATGAGATAAGAAGAAATATTGGAGATGTTGACCACCGAGATGGTCTGGTTATAACAAATTTTATTGCAGATAATGAACGGCTTTCTAAAGACTTTGAGGTAATGATCAAAAACAGTATTGCGTTATTGAGCTGGCATAGAGAAGAATTTGGTGTTGAAAAACCATTAGGTCTAGAATTTATTGATAAGGCAATTAGTGAATATGGTGTGAGTGAGCTCTCAGTATTTCTTTTCTTGGAAAAAATGTCTATTCATTTAAATGAAAGTATTGGGAGTGAGTTTTCACAACGTATCCATGAAGAACCGATTGACTTGGATAATCTTTTTAAAAGTGAAAATTTACCCGAAAATAGCTTCTTTGATCAACGTTTTATTAATTACCTATCAATGAACTATGATAAGTTGGAAACAATTCATTGGAGACAATTTGAAGGTTTGGTAGCTGAATTTTTTGCTCGTGAGGGATATGAAATTACTTTAAATAAGGGCAGGAATGATGGTGGTATAGATATTATTGCAAGAAATAAAATTGAAGAGACAGTAACTATCATTCAATGTAAAAGATATCGGAAAAATAGATCTGTTTCTGTAGAATCAGTTAAGTCATTCTGCTTCGACGTGATTGATGGAAATTTTAATCAAGGTATAATTGTAACAACATCTTACTTGACTGATGGTGAAAAGAAAATATATAGAAATCGGTACCCGATTAGCGAAGTAGAACATCATGAACTTGAATCATGGTTACATAAAATGTTTAAATAGAATAAATATTAAGGGAGTAAAGGATGATTGATAATAATGATGTAAGCAAGGTGGAGCATGATTCTATTAAAATAGATGTTGATAGTTTGACAAACTTACCTGAAAAAATAGGATTAGAACAAAGCTCGCTGATGATCTCAGCATTGACAAATTCGCTTAGTAACTTTCAAAATGTAATAAATAAGACAAATTTATCAGCACTTATAGCGGCTTCTAATGCATTAAATACATCTAGTTTAGCAAATCTTACTCATTTGACTCTCCCTTTTGAAAAACTCAGTTCATCCATTCAAATAAACAAAAGTGCTATTAATGCAATATCGGAAGTTGTTTCTTTGTACAATAAGGTTTGGGCAGGTGAGCATTTACAAGCGATTCAGAGTATTACTGAATCTGCTAGAAGATTGATTGATAGCTATCAAATTGATTACTCTAAGATAGTTAGTAATTTAAGCGAAGTTCTAAAGTCACTTCCTTCACCTTATACGAAGGAGGAAATTGAACAAATTACCCTACGTGTAAAGCAATTAGCTGAGGACGGATGGGTTATCTATTTCCAGGATAGTAATATCTATCGTCGTATTTGTACTGAGGATTGGATTGAAATAGAGGAAAAGTGGTTTGTAACATTGAGAGAAAGGTTAGCGGATAAAGATGCTATAGCTGAACTACAAAATTCACAATGTTATTCAAAACCGCTAATAAAGTCAATGGTTGATAGTTATCGGAATCAGAACTTCTATTCTGCGTATACTTTGGCTAGTTTAGCAATTGATGGAGCTCTCAATAGGGTTTCAGAAATGACTTCTTCAAAAAAAAGAATACCGGTTGGTCATAATGCTGTTGAAGAAATAGATGAATTATTTATTGATAAATCATTTACTGATATCGGTTTGATGTATTGGTTATATAATTTTTTCAAAGATACCAAACGCTTTACAATTCATGAACCTAATCGTCACATGATTGGTCATGGCCGTTGGGAAGGAGAGATAACAGAGAAAATGTTTCTGCAGTTATTTAATGTCATTCTGTATATTTATGATGAGTATGATTATTGGGTGGAAGTTATCCGGTATGAACAGCAGAATGAAGGGTAGATGATCATGTTTGAACTGTATCCTTTTATTCAAGAAATGATTGATTGTGAAACTACTATACAAAAAATAGAAGTTTTCAATAGGTGGAACCTTGATAAGTGTAGAGTTTTTCTCTTTGATGAAGAAAAGTCAAATTTTGGAAATATAGGTAAATCAATTAGTTACGGAAAGTTTAATTTAATTGGTATAGGAGATTATCAAAAAATTTGGGTTATTGATAAAAATACTTCGAATACAAGGGACAATGTGTTACCTGTTGCTAGAATAGTTAACTATGATCTAAATGTATTTACCTATATAGACAATTTGTATCGTGGAAGAAATGTACCGGATAAGGAAAATTTTATTAAATTTTTAAATGAAATAAAAAGCAGACATCTGTCAAATAATATTTCAACGGCATTAATGGAAAGATATACTACACCGATAAATTCGGAGTTGTTAGCTAAAATGGTTGAAAGTTACGTTTATTTTGACAGTCTTGAGTTTGATGTGTTTCAATCAAATGTGCCTCAGATTCTAGAGCAAGACAAATATATTTGGATGAGAGAAATTTGGGAAGATGCAGATATTTATCTAAACAATGATGAAGTGATACAACATTATGAGGCAGTTTGTTGCTATATATTGAAAGCATTTATTTTGAAAAACACAAAAAATCTTTCTACAGAATCTAAAATAGCTGAGTTCAAACGCTATTGTTTTGAGGAGTTATGCATATTTTTAGAGTTGGAAATGCCTTTGCTAATATTGTTTTTGAAAAATGACAGTTCGGTTCAAGAAGTGTTTAAAAAGTTGCAGATAGGGGCTAAGCAGCTGGTAGATAAAATACATAATACAGCATGGGATATTTTTCATATAAGATTATTAGAGCAAACTATTTTGTTCGATTGTATGGCAGATACAGAAGCTGTATATCTCCATTATTTTGCAACTGCAGATTCTGGATTAGCTGAGGTACTTCGAGCTAATCCTATTAAAATGCTAGTTTATTATGATAAAAATCTTATACCTATACGTAGATATAGTGGTTTAGATTTTTTCAATCAGGATGAGTTAGATTATTATAATACTCAATCAAAAGTAAAATGGCGCTTGGAAGCAGTTCAGAGTATTGATTTCGGTTCTGTAAAGGAGAGGTTGATTGGTGAACTAGAGGATTTACTTACGAAATAATTTTTTTATAACTTCCGTTCCACAGTATTATTCCAAAATCACCTTAACTCTCTTTCGTCTATTAGTATAGAAGAAAGCTCTCAGCACATGTTGAGGCGGTAAGTTTGCTAGTCAAGGCGTGAAGCAACGAAGAGTAGCATTTACTTCCGCCCATGCGATAGCTGTCGCAGAACATAGTGATGCGGTAACAGCGAACCGCTGAGTGTGTTGCTCTACTCGTAAAAGCCTAGAAACATTGGAACGAAAGGGATACTGAAAAGCCTTGAAACCAAGGCTTTTTGCTTTATGGTGGGGAAGTATCAGAGTGAGGAATTTTTTGGAGTGAGTAGAAGTGATAGCCAGAAATTTTCAGTTTCTATTTCCATTTACCCACCTAAAATTTTTAGAATATGTTAATTAATGTGCAAAATTAATGGTAAGTGGTAAGAGTTTTTAGAATTGAATATATACCTGTATTTATGAGGAGAACGGAGAAGTCTGTTCTCCTTTTTGTTCGTTTAAAATCTTATACGGAAAGGGGCTTTACCATGTGTTTAGATTTGGAGGAGTTGATTGCGGTAAACAGAGCATAGAGGGCTTGACAGAGTTAGGAGGCCAGAATGATTAGAAACGAATTATACGAGCAGCTAATCAATAGTGAGCCAATAGGGTTCATTGATCCTTTTACTGATCTAGGGGAATTTGATTCTATTCAGATGAAGTTCAAGCAACCTGTTAGAAGCTTGGTAAACAAGTACTCTGGGAAACCTTACAATGCCCACTGGCAAAATAAGATTGAAGAGATGAGGGTTCTATATATTCAATACCAGAGAAGCTTGAAACTCGAAGACGAGGAGCAGGCAGTTCATAATAGGGTTAGAAATAAAGAATCCAAAGAACATGTTCATGAAATCGTCACAACGTATTTGAAGTTGGGATTTAGGTTTAAAGAAATTGAAGCAAGAGTGTCACTATTCAACACTCGCTTACGTAGAAATTGGAAGAGGAGCGATTATGTCACAACTGCAACTCCTGAAGTTTATCTGAAGAGAGACTTACAGGACGGCATTTGTTCGTGTAGCTCCAGTATTCCAAAAAACATGAAGATTAACTAGAGGTGCTGCTATGAAGCATGAAGAAATAAATGTAGATCCAGGGATATGCAGACGTTGCGCTTGTAACTGGGTTACACCCTGCATTCATGAAAAATATGGTCCGTGCTGGTGGATTGATAAGGGTCAAACATTATGTAGCCACTGTTTTTATGGGCTGAACGAAGAATCTTCTCAGATGAAAGTTTACTATAGACCAGGGCATGATTGGCTAGAAAAAGATGAGGGGTTTGCGCAGGAGATATTGGCCAATCCTAAAAGACACTGGGTCTATGATATGGAGCATGATGTACTATGTATCGTTATGATGGGCAATCATATTGGGGCTGTTCAGTTTATCGCAAAGCAATTCTACGGGCTTGGTCATATTTACCGTGAGGAAATTCCAAAATGGCAAGAAATTATTGCCAATAATATGATTTTCTATAATGCAGCGGTCAATGAACCAAAGCACTATGCTTGGCACTTACCACGAAAATATCGCTTGGAGGATTGACATGGAAAATAAAATTATCGGGAAGATACAAAATCTTTTGGAGCTAGCTTATGATACACCAGACGATGAGGAGGGGCAAACAGCTCTTCTGATGGCTCAAAAACTCATGGTAAAACACAACATTTCCATGGCTGATGTCTCAGTTTCCCAGTTGAAAGAAATTATTGGAGAAAAAGTGGCGACTACTCAATATCGCTTGGTCTGGTGGAAAGAGCGATTAGCTGCGATACTCGGGGCAAATTTTAGATGCCAGGTTGTCAGAAGGAGAAGAGTCGACAAAGGGATTACTCAAATCATTTTCTTTGGTTACGATTCGGATGCTGAGTTTTGCACAAAGGTCTATGAGGCGGCGCTGCTTTATTTAGACTATCGTCTGGACAGACTTTATAAGACCGCAGTAACCGCAAACTATAGGGAGTACAAGAAATCGTACTTACTTGGGTTCTTGGATGGTTTAGATCAACGCTTCAAGGATCAATGTTTAACTTCAGATGAGTTTGCCTTAGTCGTTCAAGTGCCTCAAGAGGTGTTAGAGGAACAAGCTAGACAACTAGGAGAAATCAGAGAAAGAGCTATTAAAGTTCCTATAGAAGAGATTGACTTTGAAGGCTATTCTGAGGGGCTTGAGCATGCAAAAGAAACAATATTGATGCCAGATGAGTTGCTCAAAGCTAACGTTGGCGTATAAAATCGTTGATAGTAAGGAAACAGATGAACTTAACGAACATTTACAGTTTGATTCTAAGAGATGGACTAAGACAGACCAAATATAGAAACAGTCACTTGCGGCCAGTTCCTTCAGCTGAAGAAGGGAAACGTGGGGCTATCTTTGCCTACCGTTCTAAAGAGAATATGGTCAAGGCACGTGGGGTCGTCTTAACATCGATGGAGGCTATTTTAGAAAACCAGGATAGCTTTACTCACTGGACACCGAACGCCTACCGTTTTGGGGCTTACAGTGATGCTAACCGTCGGGTTACACGTGGGCACTCTGAAGACAATCTAAGGCAGATTAACACCTTCTATATTGACTTCGATATTACCTCTTCAGCTGAAGAAATGACAGCTGGAGATATTTTAACGACTACCATCGATTTAGGCTTCATGCCAACTCTGATTTTAAAATCAGATAAAGGGTTCCAAGCTTATTTTGTCCTAGAAGAGCCAGCTTACGTTACAGCACACTCCCAGTTTAGAGTGGTCAAGGTTGCAAAAGCTATCTCTCAAAATTTGCGTAACTACTTTAACCAAACCTTGCCAGTTGATATGACCTGCAACCACTTTGGTATTGCACGTATACCACGGACGGACAACGTCGAATTTTTCCATGCAGACTACACCTACTCGTTCCAGGAATGGCTAGACTGGTCCATGAAGCAATCTGACCTTCCCTTTCCAGGAAAGAAACCAAATCTAACAGTTATTTCAGGCTCTGAAGGGGTAAAACAGATAGATGAACCCTGGTATGGCTTGCTGACGAGAGAATCCAATATCAAGGGTGCTAGGGACGTTATGGGACGAAATAACGTGCTATTTACCTTAGCTCTAGCTAACTTCTCTTCAGGTATTTCTCAGGGCGACTGTGAGGTCGCTTTGAACGATTTTAACTTGCAACTAGATGAACCGTTGTCTGCAGGCGAACTTCTGAAGCTGGTAGCTAGTGCCTATTCAGGAAAATACGAGGCGGCCAGTCGTGATTATATCACGCTACTGTGCAGGGCTTGGGTCAATAAAGAGTTGAGTCCTTCAGACCTCTTTATCAAGCAGGGCTGGTACAAGTTCAAGAAGAAACGTGCTGATCGGAAACACAGCCATCTTCATGAGTGGAAAGCAGATGTGATGAACTACTTGGAAGGTTTTTATCAATCTGAAGATCCATTTATTCAGACGACAAAAAAAGCAATCAGGGAAGAATTAAACATACCTGAACGGTCATTAGATAAAGTTCTCAAGGTCTTAAAAGCTGAACAAAAGATTTTCTTTACAGTTAAATTTGGCCGTGGTGGAGGGATTAGACTAGCTTCTGTTAAAGCTATCGTCCTATCCATTATTCGGGTCAATAAAGAGCGCCAGGAAGCTTATTTTGCGAATATTGCTACTTTCTTTGATGAAAGTATAGAGTTCACCAAAAGGGTGATAGAAGGGGTTAAAAATGGGCTTAAACAAGCAAGACAATTATCTCTGTTTGAGGTTGACATCGGCTAATGGATAAAACCCGCAAAGTCCCATTACATTATATCTATGATAATGGGAGTAGATTGTAAGGGGCCAGAATTTTGATTAGAGAAAATATAGAGAAGGAGTACATATATGATTTTAGTTGTTGTAGGAGTCTTTTCTTTAGGGGGCTCATTGTTTGTTGTATCGATGTTATATGCTAACCATCAGATCAGGTATAGAAATGGATATGATGATGAATTAGAGGGAGACTACCAAACATTAATGGAGCAACAGAGAAAGTGAGGAATACTATGGGATATGTAGTTTTTAGTTTCGAGGATGGAGACTACCTTTGTGATAAAGAAGGGCGTATCTTGGTTTTTGAGAGTAGGGGATTAGCTTGCCAATACATGCAGGTAAACTATCATATTCCTCTACCTGTTCAGAAGACAAAAAGGATTATTCATTATCCGAAGTACTACCAGGCCCCGTTTAGGGTTCAAAAGGTTTGCTAGGGAAAGGGATTGTGATGAGAGAGAAAGATGAAAAACTGTATGTTGGAAGATTTTATCTGTTTGATATTATTCCCTTATGGAAAGTAAAAATGACCAAGGAGGAATGGCTAGAAGAAGCATTTTTTAGGTCTTCCAAGAAGAAAATAATTGAATGTGTTTTTATTGATGAGGAGGAAGAGGATGACCGAGAAATTTAAGATTGTACGTGGCTATTATTTAACAGGAGTAGGGCAAGAAGATTCTGTCTATTACTTTAAAATCAATCAGGAATTTCCTGAGTTTGAAACTATAAAAGCAGGCGATGTTGCTTTGACCTTTTACCAGAATGGGGATGCAATAACAAGTGTTCCAGCGCTGATCAGAGTAGATGGTATCATCGAGGCAGAGAAGCAAGTTCATGAATTTCTTCAGGGAGAGAAGAAGGACGGTCTTCCTATGCTACCACTGGTTGGGCTGTATGAGCATTTTGATCCTTTGCGTTTTAATTCTATGATGGCTGTCTTTGATAGTCTGAAAGTCGATATAAAACGATTGGCAAAAGTAAACTATGTCCAAGGGGACTTGTTCGAGCTGATGGGAGGTGAAGTGTGATGTCTGATAACTTTAGATTCCCTAAGATGATTTTAGGGGCACTAGCAGTGATCGGCATATTATTTTTTACAGTTATAGGCGTACAAACGGTATGGAGTGAATATATCGTCAAAGATTATGATAAGCGGCTTATTGAACAGGTCTATGTGGATGCTGCGGTGGAACAGAACGTTAATCTAGTTTTTTATAGAACAGGTTGCCCCTATTGTGAAAAAGGGAAGCAGGCTGTTATTAGCGCTGCGAAGAACAGCCCCTATCCGACATTTTTCATCGATGTAGAGTCAGAAGATGGTCAAATTCTTGTGAAGAAATACCAGGTCGAGTACGCTGCATCTATTATCAAAATTCGAGACGGGAAGTCGTCCATTTATCAGTATGCGATAAAAAATAAACCTGGGCAGATTGAAGCTGATCAGGTAACGATTAAGGAGGCTATGGGTGAGTAGAAAAAGCAAGCTCAGTAAGTGGGCCGAAATTGCCTTTCACTTTGATAGTGAATTATGGCGAGCAAAAACAGAAGAAGGTATGGTTGTTTTAGGGAGACTTCTAGATGGAACCTTTACCTTGTTTCGTTTCAACGATGAGGGTGGGAAACTGACTCATATTTCAGAAAATGAAGCCCTGTGGTTAACACTTGAGTTAGTTCCAGAGAAGATGGACTGTATTTAGGAAAGGGGAGAAATGATGAAGACAATTCGGAAAAATAAATCATTTGAACAGAAGAAAAAAAGGCCCAATGCTCATCATGTAGGAAAACAGTATCAAGCTTCAGATAATAAAAAAAGTAGCGGTTCTATGAATATTTTCCTGCGAAGAAAAATGTTGTTTGAAACTAATAAAGAATACAGGAATGCTGAGTTCCAGCAATCTGTTGGGGCGTTATTAGCTACAGTAGGGACAATCTATCTTTTGGTTGGGTTTCTGTATTACTTCAACGTTAAGGTTTTTCTTCAATTTGTATTGAAGATGATAAGCTTAGGATTTCTTAAACCTTCCGTTGCAGATTCATTTCAAGAACCTACCGTTTGGGAAATTGTTAATAATTATTCTATGGGACAACCAGTAGCTGTTGCAATAGGCTTAGTTATTTTGTTAGTGGCAGGCTTCTCCCTTGGGCATAAGGGTCAAACTACACAGTCTATGATTGACTCAAATACTGATGATGAGAAACTCAAAAAGGACTACGAAAAATTGAAAGAGGAGAGGTATAGTGATTATGATTGCTACAATCAAAAGTTGGATTGAGAAGATAAAATCTAGCCCGATAGCTAAACCAGTCATAGCTACGAACAGATGGTTCAAAGACAATGTGATTAAGCGGAAATTAGTTATTTTTTCAGTTCTGTTTACCGCCTGGCTGAGTCTGTTGCTGGGAGCCATTTACTCTCCACAGAGGCAAACTTTTACGGATGAACAGCTAAAAACAAAGAGAACATTTGAGAATGGAACTGGAGAAATTAGGCTATTAAGTCAAATATATTCTCCTGAGACGGGCATCATTGTCCTACAGTTTGAGACTAAGGATTCGACTTCTCCGATAGCTCGTGGGATTGACACAAAGCGTCTCGAATGGAACCTATACGCTCAGAAAAAATCAGCGGATACGTTTATGGAAATTGTTCCAATCGTAGATAATAAAATCTCCGTTATTATCCGAAATGTCCCTGAAAATTTTGGTGCCTTTGCGATCGATATTACTAATAAGACGGTTGCTACCCGTTCTATTGATATTGATATCTCTAGTCCTTCAATGGATCAGGAAAGTAACATAAAGAAAACAGAGAGTGACGAAAGTAAAGTTGTGCAATTTTATGTGACCACTCAAAATAGTAAACTTAAAATTGAGAAGGTTGAGAGTGTTTCTCGTGAGGAATTTGCCTTGTCAGAAATTTCAGTAGAAAAGGAATTTCAAGTAGGGGAGATTGAAAAATTAAATCATTCTATTGAACAATTAAAGAGTTCTATTGAGGATGATGAGTCTAGAAAATCTGGACTCATGAAAGAAGCTGCTTACTTATCAGGCGATGATTTAGAATCTAACCAAAGGGATATTGCAACTGTCGAGACTCATATTGAAACGAAAAACAGGTCTATTGAAATAGCACTACAAAATATTGAAAAAGTTCAAGTAAAAATTAGCAGCTTAGAAAAGAAAGAGGCAGCTATTAAAGACGGGACCTTTGAATTTTCTAACCCTATCGAAACGATTGAAATGGATTAAAGAAAGGAAAAAATAATCATGAAAAAATTTAGTCAAACTTGGAAAAATGTAGACAGGAAAGGTCTAAAATTATCGCTTATCTATTTCCTAAACAGTCTTATTAAAATTCTCTTTGTAGAACAATTTTTTTGGATATCAGCTATATTATTAGGAGTGCTTGTGGGAATAGCTCCTTCGAAATATCACTTAGGGATTGGGCTAACTCTTATAGTTCTTTTAAGTGGGGAACTAACACGGAGGCTAGTAATTATGTTTGTTGATCGAGGTAGCAAACAATTCATCTGGGCATTAAAGGAAATGGTGTATTTTTACTTTTTCTCAGAAGGATTTAAAACTGTAGGTCAACAAATAATAACAAATGAGTATTTTGGAAATCTACTAATAGCTTGGTTGTGTAGTATTGTTATTGCCATCGCTACTTACAATTTACAGCCAAGGTTATTTAACCGTTATCTTTTTAAAAATGTGATTGATAAAGACTATTTAGGGATTCGAAAATTTACAGATCCTCTTCCTCCTGAAAGCAATTTATATAGTGACAGTAAGGAAGCAGATGTGGACAAACGGATGCGAATGATCAATCAAAGAGTCATCAAAGAGCCGTATCAAAATGTTGTAGAATTGAGCTTTTTGAACAGAGAAATGACGACAGCTATTGCCTATAAAGCGGTACCGTTTCCTGAAAAAAAGGAACGTAATTTTATTGAATGTGATACCATTTATTATCCTGTATTTAGAGTCTATCCTTTCGGTAAGAAGGTTGACTTTTATCATAGACTCCTTCAGATAAAGTTGAGCAGAAATGCAGCGTTCGCGAAAAGTGCAAGTATATCAATTCTGAAAGGTTCAGATCTTAGTTAAACTAATATTGCTCCCTAATTGAGATTAGGGAGTATTCTTTTCTAAATTTTTTTGTCCCCTTAACACACAACTTACTATTATCTCTTATACTAAAACTAATTAAAGAAAAGGAGGCCTTCAGATGGCAAAAAAAGATCTGATTAAAATTGATAATGAACTGGAAGAAGCTAAGAAAAAAGTAGCGTTTTTAGAAAATGAACGTAAGGCTGCCGAAGAAAATCTTCAAAAACAAATTGGTAAAATCTACGTACAGATACAATTAAAAAAAGACAAAAATCAAACTTATGATTCAATCCTAGATGATCTCAAAACAGAGCTGGCGATTATCAAAGAAGAGGAAAAAGAGAAGCGCCAGGCAGCTAAAATGGTGCAAGAAGCAGGAGAACAAAACACCTAGATGTTCTCACTTCTCAGCTGAAAAATCACTCTGTTTGAATTGTTAAATCTAGTGTGTGTTTGTAGCTGTTACGGTGTGTATAGGTGTGTGTTTTCGCATTCGTTGTGTGTGTAGGTGTGTAAACGCAGTGTGTGTAAGTAGGCGTAGCCGAGAAAATTACCGGTACGGGAAACGTTGATACTATCAACATATCACGCCTAGTGATATCAGTTTCCCTTATGCTCTTTTCTAGCACAGCACACCCAAAAGGCATTAGCCGCAACAGTGTGTGCTTGTGTGTGGAAAAACCGCAACAGTAGAACCTTACAGGTTCGTGACGTTGCGAGGTTGAGGTTTTCTTTTTTGCTTCTTTTTTCCTTTTGCCTCGCCAAAAGAAAAAAGAAGGGCGTCTAGCTGATAGGAAGGGCGGTAACTGAAATGGCAAAAAGCCACCAAACAAGAATTGAAATTCGAGGACTATCTGCTCAAGAGGTAGATTACTTAAAGGCCCTTGCGAGGGAAGCCAAAGCAAAATCATTGAATGAATTTTTGCTTGGCATGTGTCGTGAAAAAATTGAAAAAGGTCAGTTCAATTTTGTTGAAGCGAACTACCTTGCTCATTTAGAAAATATGAAACTGACATCATATCATGTCTTGCTTTTGACTGAAAAGCAGACAGGTCTTTTGTCTGTTTTTGAAGAAAAAATGACCCGCTATGCAGATCATATTTCGAGGTGGTTAGAATATGAAGGAGAGGTCGATAGCAGTGACTAAAAATTTTATTATACGTAATGTTCCTGAAAAAGTATTTACGCAATTAAAAATGATATCGAAAGGATATGAGTATTCATCTTTTAATGAATTTATGCTGGCCCAACTTCAACGAATTGTTGAGAATGATGGATTGGATTTATATGATAACAAGTTTGCAGAAACGCTGGCAGACATTAAGGAACAACAAGCGAAAATCTTGGAGATGTTACTTAGAAATGAAATCAAGTTATTAGGTTGCAGCGCCAAACAAGATATTGTAGAAGAGCTAACAGTAGATTGGCTTCGTTTCATGGATGATGTTGATGCACTTGCCGCTGAACGAGGAGGAAGTTGCTTATGAAGAAAAATAAATTCTTGTTAGTCAGTATTATATTTACGGCCATTCTTCTAGTGCAGCCACAAAATTTTCAATTTTTAAAAAGTACGTTCACTCAAAATGATTTGGCCAGTCAGTTGAATATCTCAGATTCTCCTGAAGAAAAAAATGCTGATTTGAGAAACGCCCATCACACCCAGAATGAGGAATTAAAATCAAAAGTATTTGATGGTCAAGAACAAATAATTGTGGTCAATGAACGAGCACAGTTTACGACAGAAGAATTGAGTTTAGAAAATGGTTCCTGGGAAAACTATAGTGATCTAGATTTTTTGAATCGTGTCGGAGTTGCTGAGGCAATGCTAGGCCAAGATTTGATGCCGACAAGCGAACGTGAAGATATTTCATCTGTGAAACCTACTGGCTGGAAAAATAAAAAAATCGTGTTCAATGGAAAAGAAGATTATTTGTATAACCGCTCACACTTGATTGGTTTTCAGTTAAGCGGAGAGAAAGCAAATGTAAAAAATCTATTTACAGGAACACGGGCACTCAATGCAAATCTTGATGATGAAAAATCGTCAATGCTCTATTATGAAAATTTGGTTGCCGACTATATTAGACAGTCGGGCCATCATGTCCGTTATCGAGTAACCCCACTCTTTAAAAATGTGGAATTGGTGGCACGTGGTATTCGTCTGGAAGCACAAAGTGTGGAAGATGATACCATATCATTTGATGTTTATATTTTTAATATCCAACCAGGATATGAGATTAACTATTTGACAGGTACTTCAGAAAAATTACAGTGAGGATAATATGACAAAAAGAATCAACGTCTATTTTAACGAAGAGACATTACAGAAGTTCAGTGAAATAAGAAACTACTTGGAAGAAGAAATGGGAGGCAGTTTGAACCGTCAAAGTCCTAATCATTCGGCCACAGTTGTTAAGGTGATTCATACTTTTCATAAACTGTTTTTAGAATCAGGAGAAAAGCAACCGTTCGCAGAACGGCTGTCTCGGCTGGAAAAAAATTTGGCCAATTCAGATGAGCAAAAAATTCTAAAATCAATTCGCCATCAAATGGACCAGCTGCTCTACTTGGAGCTGACCAATTTTCATGCACTCACGAAAGGAAATCAGTTTGACATTCAAGATCTGGAGTCCATTCACTCTCATTTTGATCCAAAGCAAAATGAATTGATCGCACGTATTGACGATATTATTAAAGAGGATGTTAGTCGAGGACAAGTAATCAAACATTCTCATTGAGGTTCTAAAAATGACAGATATTATTGACCTATATTTAGAGACAGGTGACTTTCATGAAGCAGTAAAGAAATCTGGCTTACCGACTCATGTTGCTCACTTACAATTGATTAAAAGCGGCTGCTTAAAAATTCAAGATAAAATTCAGTATGGTTCTCGGACTGCCCGACTTGGAGGAATGGCTGAAGAGCTTTTTCAAAAGTATGTTCCTGAAGCAACAGATGCCAATAAGTACTTCAAGAAAAACAATCCTGTCTACGATTTCTGGTTTGATGGTTTAACAATTGATGTGAAGTATAGTTCGCTGCACAAAAGAAAAGATGGAGACTCTTATCATTGGCAATTTAGAGTAAAAGGAGATCAGGACTTCATAGTTGCCTTTCTAGAACGAGAGAGTGGTTTGGAATTAGAACAACCAAATATCTTATTGGTTCCAATGCAATTTATCGAGGAAAAGAAGGAGCTACATATTTCTCCTTCTGGTCCATGGTTTAATGGATTCAAGGTTGAAGCTGAAGAGTTGCAGCCGCTGCTGAAAGACTATGCTCGATTAAGGAAAGATGGTTTATTTTAATTAGAGAGTGGTGAAATGATGAATACGTCTTCTAGCCCGAATATCACGTTCATGCTGCAATATACAGAGGCAAATAGCCAGTATGTTGATTACACTAATCGTAGCGAAGCGGTCAAAATAGATGAGGAACTATCTTTAGAAATCAACCGCCAAATGATTGAAGGATTGACTGAGGCGGAGTTGAATCGTATCCAGAAAGCCGTTCCTGAAACACAGTTAAACTTTCGAGAGTATATTGATTATATGAACCGTTCTTACGCTACAGAATCGCAGTCAGAAGAACTGACTGCTGTCTTTACGCAAGAAGCCGACTATCTTCAAAAGCGACGGTTAACGGATTTGAAAAATCAGTTAGAGGCCGCTTACCAAAATGGATCTCTACTTTGGCAGGGTGTTATCTCATTTGATAATACTTTTCTAGCTAAACAAGGTTTATATGACGTTGTGACTGGACAAGTTGACCAAAAAGCAATCAAGACTGTTATGCGTGATATGATGCCAACACTCATTCAGAAGGAAAGACTTTCTGACTCGGCTTTCTGGTGGGGGAATATCCATCTTAATACTGACAACATCCATATCCACTTTGGTTTATCAGAGGTTGAGTCAAATCGTGAAAAAATCTTTTATCGTCCACGAGGTCGGATGGAATATAAGGGAAATTTTTCTCAAAAAACAATCAATCGATTTAAAAGTGGTATCTATCACGGGCTTCTAAAAGAGGAGACACGGTCAAATCTTCTGCGAAAAGAGCAGGTGCTGGCTAACCTTAAAGCTAATTTACTAACTTCAGTTTACCAGGAAGACAAAATTACCTCTTCAGCTGAAAAAAATTTTTTGGAACAAGCCTACAATCACTTGCCAATGGGTAAGAAGTGGCGGTATGGGTCTAATGCCAGGGATTTTGCGGTGAGTAAGTTCTTTCTGGATCGTTACCTAGATTCTTATTTGCAGAATGAAGGAAATGCTGCCTATCAAGAGTTTTTACAGGAAACTAGAGAGTTTCTTGCGACTTATGAGGGTGTCTATTCAGCTGAAAAAAATCAAGCCTATGAGAAGATCCGAAAGGTTGATGGAAGAACCATTCGGTCATTGTCAGAATCGAAAGGCTATGATCTAGAACATCATCTGGCCCGTCGAGTTATGGATCTAAGAGAACGGTTGGCCAATAATATCCTTCATTCATTTAGAGAGGCAGCCCCTCAAATTCAAAGCCTTCAGCTGGAAAAAAATTTGGATAACTTTTCTACTCTGAACCAGGAAAAAATATTAGAACGACTACCTGAAGCCAGTGTAGTAAAAAGCAAAGAAGCCTGGCAAAAACTAGGCTATTCAGTGAAGGCTGGAGAAGAAGCGCTTGAAATTATAAAACCTGTGTACGGGGAATATGATGAAAACGGCAAAGGAAGAGGTCGGCCAGATTTTGTAACAGACTATGTTTATGATGTCAGTCAGCTGACAGAGAATATCCAGATGAAGACTATGACCCTAAGGGAACTATCCTTGTTATCATCGGATGAGCTAAAAGAGCTGGTTGATGCTGCTAAGTTGAAATCAAATCCAACTGAAAAAGAACGTCGTGAATTAGGGACTTTCCGTTATGCTTTGAAATTAAGTATGCTGGAAGCAAGTCAGAAAGAATTACAGATCCAACAAAAACTCTTGGATCAGCTTCAACCTCTAGCTTCTGATCGGCCGTTTATAGATTTCAAGAAACAGTCAATCAATCAGGAATTGGAAGCAATTAAGCTACAGCTTACCCCGAATTTCAAACTGTCTGATGAGCAGCAGCTACTGAGACAACGCTTAAAGAATCAATTTGAAGACAGCGTTGCACTCCCTATCAAAAAGGCTACTGCTGGAACTATCCAGCTTCCGATCAGGCAACTACGTACGGAGATAGATTTTGCTAGTCGACTTCAGGATGATAGTGTCCTATCACTTCTGAAGGGTTCTGCGACGACAAAGGAAGCCTATATTGAGGAACTTCAAACTCATGTCTCTATTTTTCAGCTGAAATACCATATTAACGCCCGAAACCAACAGATGGAACGACTATCAGATGAATCAGCTATCAAGCAGCTGAGGATAACTAATGCCCAGGGCTTTTCAGAATTGAAACGCTTATATGCTAAATTACAACCGACCGAAGAAAACCAAAGTCAGATTGTTCAAGCTGTTTCTAAACAATTGCAGGAGCGGAAAGTTGTTAAAAAAGCCCAACTGCAGCAGTCAAAAGGAGCTGCTAGGATAAATACAAACTTCATGCGACAGCTAACAGCTTCATTGAAGCGGTCTCAACAAGCAAGTAAAAAAGCCCTTATGGACCGTGCTAGAAGTGATGAACGTGAGGAGCAAGAAGAGCGCAAACAAGCTCAGCGATAATCAGTCATTGATGTTTTATCAATGGCTTTTTTCATCGAAAAATCATCTCAATTTGTCCTCTTAACACAAGGATTTTGATTATCCCTTACACTAGAACTGACTATAGAAAAAGGAGGAACAGACAATGTTACATTTCCCAGGTGTATCAGAAAAAGAGTTTGATTTTGATGCTGATTGGTTGGTAAAAGCAACCGATGATATTCAAAAGAAAATTCTTTTTGTCGGTCAAGGAAAAAATGGTGATCTAGAGTTAGAACTTGATTACCAGGCTAATCCAGAGCAGTTTGAGAGTTTTTCAGTTGGAGAACTTGTTCAACTACCAAGAGAAATTTTCCTGGTACCTGAAATAATACCTTACCAACCACAGTACGAGTGTTTTTAGTGAATGAAAGGAGTCTTTATGGCAGAAGAACATACACAGCAGCCATCATCACGAGGAAAGAGCCGTCGAGAGAGGGTCGAGTATGCCAGGTCACGTGATATTTTAGATGTTGCTAATGAACTTAATATTGAGCTGGTTCAATCAGGACGAGACTATCGCTGGAAAGAACATGATTCTATGGTTGTTTCCACTAAAAAAAATATGTGGAATTGGTTTTCACGTCATCAGGGTGGTGATGTTATTGCTTTAGTTCAAACAATAAAAGAAGTTGACTTTAATCAGGCGATTGATTTTCTCAATGACGGCACCTTTAAAGAATTTACAAAAGTCGAACATGTGCAGGAACCCTTTTCTTATTATCTGGCTCCTTATGAGCAGCCGTTTGAAGCTGCTAGAAGCTATCTAAAAGACCAACGTGGGCTTTCAGATGAAACCATTGGTTTTTTCTTTGAAAAAGGGGTACTTGCCCAGGCTAATGCCAAGGTAAACGGAAGTATCGAACCCGTTGTTGTCTTCAAATCACTTGATTTTTCAGGTGAGATTGTCGGAGCTACACTACAAGGTATTGAAGAAAATTGGGAGAAATGGCCTGAACGTGGCTATGCTAAGAATATTGTCAGAAACTCAGACGGTATTATTGGTATGCACGTAGATATCGGCCAACCTAACCGCCTTATCTTTGCGGAAAGTGCAATTGATCTAATGTCTTATTATGAATTACACCGAGACCACCTTCAAGATGTGCGGTTAATCTCAATGGATGGTCTGAAGGAAGCAGTTGTGGGCCGACATGTGGCGCAACTCCAGTCGGAAGTTTCAGGACGGCCTCTGACCTGGAGCCATGATCAGCTGGCGGAGGGGTTGCAGACTGCGATCGATAACGGCTTCTTTGCAGATGGTAAACATGCAGATTGGATCACCCTGGCAGTTGACAACGACGAAGGTGGACGGAATTTTATCGCCTCTTTACGTGAAAAAGGGGCTACTGTTACTGAGGATTTGCCTCTTTTGAAAGAAGGGCAAGTAAAAACTGACTGGAACGATGCACTCAAGCAGCCTCCTATTGATAATAGTCGCTTAGGTCAAGCTAGACGAAAACTAGATCGTTTGAATCAGGAATTCTCAGATGCTACAGAAGCAGTTTATGGACACGCGGCGCAGACAAATGGCCAGCCAATGAATGATAAACGTGGCGGTGCTAGATTCTTTAAACGTCAAGAACAGCTGGAGAATAGAGTCTTTGATAAGTTGAATGAAATCAAGAAGCAAGAAGAACGTGTTGAACGGCTAGAACAACAGGCAGAGTTCAAGGAACAGGGGCTCAATCGTCAAGGTACAGGCCTTGAGATGAGTGTTCAAAATATACCTCGGATAAGAGAAGAACTTGAAAAGGCGGAACGTGGGGAATCAATGTATACCAAAGCCACCCTTAAACGCTACCGTGAGGAGTTAACTCGTCTGGAGAAAATTTCAGAACAGCTTGCAATGACAACCATTCAACCAGGTGCTCAAGCCTTGATAGAAGCTGGCAGCGTAACACAGTGGGAAAAACGGCCCAATCTGTACTTTGTAAAAGGACTACGTCGAGTAGCTCTTGAACTTGGTGAAGATGGAAACTTTAGAGAATCCGCCGGATACCGTCCACGTACTGCTGAAGAACAAGAGCGAGTTAATGAACTATTAGAACAACAGGGCAAGAACGAGGGTGAACCTCAGATTTCCACAGTTGAAGCAGAACACAAAGAAGGGTTAATTCATGGGCAAACAAACGAGGGACAAGGTCTTCTATTTGAAAATCTTGTCGATGTAATACCAGCTTCAAATCATGCAACGGTACCAGAATTACAAGTTGTTTTTGATTTCTCAGAGAATCCAAAATTGTCTAATCTGTATTCTTCAGAAGAGGTCATCCCTTATAATGACTTCATAGCTAATCTATATGAGGAAAATGAGTGGCAATCCATCAGCCCAGACTTAGGGTATTATAAGACTTATTTTGCTTTGCAAGACGAATCAAGGAATCCTTTAACCCCCAAAATCCGCTTTGATATTGGTAGTGAAACTGAAGATCTCTCTGAACAATTGAGTCAGGATTTACCGAGTCCGTATTTGGAGTTGGCTCAAAAGGCAGATCATGACTACCATGCCAAAGTGTCCTATGATACTTTTAAAGCTAATCAAAAAGGACTATCTGAGGCAGTTCAAAGTCAAATTCAAGCGGGTGTCTTGCAGGTTACTCTCTCAGATGATGCCTATTTCTATACCTTGGTCAACTATACTGGGTGGAGCCATCCTTTGCAGCAGTTGAAACCCAAAGCACTAGAGGGATTGAAAGAGTATCGTGCATTCTTTGAATCCATCAACGATACTAATATTGAGCGGTTTAAAGAAAAAGGTACACCTGAACAGAATCGGATGTACGATATCTTAAAAAACCTTCAAAAAGATTTAGGTCGTTCAAATACTTCTACGGTCTTTTCAGAAGAAATAGCAATCAGTGCCTATAATCTCAATCGAAAATTAGAAAGTTTGACAGCTGAAAATTGGGCTAGTAGCATTGTAGATCCACTAGGCTCACTAGGCCGTGATGTATGGAATATTATCAATTACCCTGCTAACGACATTGTGACTGGAAATACAGACTACTATTTCCAGATAGTCCCCTATCACCTGCTAGAATACCTTAACGGTAAAACTGGAATTGTTGAAATATCTCTGGAAACTTATAATCATATTCTTCAACAGTTGAGAGATGAAGAAATCATTATTGCTCCTGAAACGCCTGAAGATGTTGCACAGGTAGAACATGGGAAGAAATCAACAGCTGAAGAAACAGTGCATGAAGCCCCTGCTTTATCGTCGGGAGGCTCAGAAGTTAGTCAAGAGGACCAAAAATGGCTAAAGGAGAACTGGGAGAATATTCGTTTCACTGTTCAGCCACCAAAAACTATCACAGGAAAAGATGAGGCCTCTTTCCAAGATCCAGAGCGGCAGCCAAATTTGCAAATTGTTTTTCAATCGTCTGGAGAACAGGTGATTTTAGATAAATACGAGCCAGGAGAAATTGTTCCTTACGATATATTTGTGAAAGATCTCTATTCGGAAAATAGGAAACGACTAGAGGAAGCAACTGAATTACCTACTTTCCCAGTACTACACCTACCAGGAGATGAAAGTGGAACCTGGTTTGATCTGCTAGACGAGAATGGGAACACCTTAATTGAAAGATTTAGGTACGACATTGGAGTAGAAAATGAGACGATTTCAGAAAGATTGGAGCGCTCAATTCCCTCCGAATATCTGGAAATTGCACAACAGATAGATGCCCTATTCCCGAAAATATCGTTGCCAGAAGTTGTTCTAGAAGAACCAGGGATCCCCGTCACCATATATTCAGAGCATCAAAAGATTGGGACCATCGACCTCGACGATTTATTCAACAAAGGCGATTTAGGAATCATTTCAGATGAGCTAGGGTATGGTTGGGCAGTCAATCCAAGCAGAATGCTTGCAGTTATCAATGATGAAACATTGAACCAAGTTCAAGTAGATAATCTTATTGAACGAATGATTGAGAATGGGATAAGTGGTGTTGATCTTAAACAATATCTGGATAATCCTGAATTTTCTTTGAAGAGTTATGCTGAGACAGGTGATATTGGCTTGCAGGAAAAAGAAAAAGCCCAAGAAGGGCAATCAGAGCAAAATAAAAAGGAGAGGACCAATGTTAGTAAGGGTTCTTTACAGCCCGAAGCTGAAGGCAGTGCCATACCCGTGCCATCAGATGGCACCTTTGAGCCAGCTGTTACCAGCCACCCGACGTTATCCTCTCGTTACTTAAAGTTTACCATAGATAACGGCTATGTGTCAAATGTCAGAGATGGCTACCATGTGATAAGCCAGAGAGAACTGGATAAACTCAATAATTTTGCACCTTCCATTCAGGAAATGGCCAACTGGTATCGAGATAATCTAGCTTCATCAGATATATTGTATGTGGTTCAAAATGGTGCTGAGACAGATATTGTACGTCTGACTTTTGAGGAGAAAAATTTTTCGCATCTAACAGGCATTCAACCTGTAGAAAAAAATCATAGTGCTGCCAAGACTTTACACGATTTTGCAGAAGGGATAGGGCATTACAATAATATTCTACTGGCTAATCAGAATAACACGTTCAAGAAGTTAGGTGTATTGCCGAACTTAAAGGCAGTTCTTAATCCAGTATCCTTTTATTTCGATGATTTAGAAGAAATAAAACGGTTTAGACGTATGGATGTTTCGAGGGCAATCAAGTCAGACGATGAAGACATTCTACTTGCGTTTAGAACTGTAGACGGGACTTCTTACCCAGCTACCTTACTGAAAGTTAAGGGAGGAGTAAAGGCTGATATTGATTCGGTAGAGGGTAAAACCATCCTTGGAATCTATCGTGAACGTGCTGGTCAGATTGAGCAGATAGCTGTCAACGAAAAGCTGGTAAAGGATAACGGTAAAGCGATGTTTGAAGTCTTGAAAAATCAAGAGTACGAAGAACCAGACCAGGAAATAGCAATAGAAGAAGCTCAACAAATAGTAGATATTGACTCTGACGGAGATGGTTACACGGATCAGGTAGAGATTGCCTTAGGTACAGATCCTTTCGATAGCCGAGATCACCTAGGAAAGGCAAGAGAGGTTTCCACAGAACAGTTCACCCAAGTATTGGATGCTGTCTATAACGTTGGTGCCCCAGAAAGTCTTGAACGCATTCCAGAAGAGCTTCATGCGGCCTGGAATCGTTACTTTAGCTATGCTGAAGAGCATGGCGACGACTTAGGGAAAATCATTGCTGCAGCGGACGGTGATCAGCTGTTGGATAAGACCTCAAACCTCTATCAAGAGTGGCATCAGGACCAGATATACCAGAATGATTACCATGTACGTATTCAGTGGGCGGAGGAGTGGCCAGAAGGTCCTCAGATTCCATTTAAGGAAACAGAGCTTGTAACCTACCAAACATTCATTGAAACGTTGTATGAGCAAAATCAAGCCTTCTATAAACGTCATCAAGACAGTATGGCAATAGTTAATGAGACAGGAAACCAAGAGGCATATATTCCATTTACAAAAGTGAAATTTGATATATATGCTCCTGGTGGGACACTGATTAAGTCAGATGTTCGCTATAATATTGGTGATGAAACAGAACCGATTTCACGTCTGCTTGGTTTAGGCTATCGTCGTTTAGAAGGCCAACCTCAACTAGCTGCTATTGATAAACAGGTCCTTTCTCAGCTGGAAAATCAGGAAGTGAATCAGGAAATTTCTACGGAAGCTAATGAGCAGAGCTTGAAGGCGACAGAGATAATACCTGATGAAAGTGGTCATTCCAGGGGGAATTTCCATTCGCCTAATGAGGCTATGAAGGTTGGATTGACTCAACGGGTTGAAGAGATAATGGCAGAGGATGCAGCCAAGATTTTAGTTTCTTCCATTCCTCAAATCCAAGAAAGTTTATCATTTGAAGGTAACTTGATTGGCACTTCTCAGTTGGATGGCCGAATGCTATATATCAACCGAGAAGACTTTGGCCAAGATTATCATTTAGAATTAGCAGTTCACAGTCCAATGATGATTGAACAGCTATCTGATACCCAGGCACCTTGGACCTTGGCGCTTATCAAAGGGGACGAACCACTTGGCTATGTGGCCTATGGTAGTGACTGGGGCAACGACTTCCAAATTGCAGAAGAGTTAGAGAAGTTTGCTGAACAAATCGGATCAGAAAGAGTACCAGAAGGCCTGTATAAACAGGAAGAAGTGGATACCTTCCTTGCTACAAGTCAGACAAATGAAAATACTCAAAAAGAGTCGAAACCAGCAATTTCAGACGAACCCTTTGACTATAGCAGTGCCACTGCCTACGAAATAAGCGAACATGCTTTCCAGAAAATTCGTGAGTATACAAAATCACCAGAAGATATGTTGGAGTATATGGACTTCATGAGTAAATTCCCACAACTATCACCACGCAACGTCGCTCTAATTCATGACCAGTGGCGTGGAGCAAATGTGGTCGCAACCTATGACCAATGGCAAGCAATGGGAGACGTTTTAGGAATTAAGCCAGAGGACGTTATCCAAACCAAGGCAGTATACACCAACAAGCGGACGGGTGAAACTAAGGAGGTCCTTCATCAAGGTTTGTCAGTCAAAACAGGTGAAAAGTCGCAGATCACTTTGTTTAGACCGTTGATGGTTAAGATGATTCCAGTCCTTGATGAGAATGGTCGCCAGGTAAAAAATGACAAAGGAAATCCAAAGTATAAGAAGTTCTCAGAAGCATCAGCACAAGAAAAGGCTCTAGTGAAAGAAGGTAAGATTCCTGTACGTCAATTCCAGGAAAGGGACCCTAAAACAGGTCAAGCACGTTTTACGACTTACAAGGTCTTTGAACTATCACAGACTACACTGAAGCCAGAAAGTTATCCTAAAGCAATGCCTAACCGTCACTACAACTTTAATGTTGATAAGGTTAAGACAAAAGAAGTGCTGGAAGGCTTGTGTGATTATGCTGAAAGCATTGGGGTTAAGATGATGAAAGATGAGGCTCGTGTTTTAGGTAATGCAAAAGGTGCCTTTTTCCCAGGAGAACAGCTCATTTTGATCAATCCAGACAATACACCTGGAGAAAAAATTGCCACAACCATTCACGAGTTAGCGCATGCCACACTCCATAACCCTAAATTAGCTGAGCAGTATAAGGAGAACCTTCCGAAAGGTCAAAAAGAACTTGAAGCCGAGATGACCAGTCATCTACTTTCAAAACACTTTGGCTTGGATACTTCCGAGAAAGCTATCGACTATATAGCAAGTTGGACAAAGAATTTGACAGTCTTAGACGATAAGCAGTTGGCAGATTCATTGAAACGAATTCATAAAACAGTTTCTACGATGCTGAAGCAGGTTGAAACTCGCACCAAGCCCTATCAGGTTGGGAAAATGAGAGGACAAGCACCAAATTTTCCTAAAGCGCAAGTGAAAGGGCCTAGTCGATAATCAATCAGGCACTCTCTTTCGAGGGTGCTTTTTATATATAAGAAATGACATAAAAAGTTATATAACAATTTATGCTGTTTCTAATAATAAGAATTAAGTGTCCTCTTAACGCACAAATTGTCATTATCTCTTATGATGAAGCTATCAAGAGAGAGGAGATAAGATATGGTAACAGTGATTCTAGCTGAGAAAGAAACACAGGCAGTGGCTTATGCAGAGTGTTTGGGCAAGGCTAGTAAAAAAGGAAAGGTACACATTATTAAACAAACACCCTATTTTTCAGATGAGGTGCATATCATTGCAGCAGAGGGGCATTTGTTTGAATATGGGCTACCCAAGGATAATTGGGATTTGGATAAACTACCATTGGTCGATGTTTCCTTTAAGCAGACCTTAAAGCAGGACAAAATATCTAAAGATACTTTCAAACAGATCTATCAGGAAGTAACAGCAGCGAGTCAGGTGATTATCGGTACAGACTCTGATAGGGAAGGGGAGCGGATTGCCTATTCAATCTTGTCCCACATTCCAGAAGGGAAAGATAAAGTAACTAAGCGCCTATGGGCCAACTCGTTGACTATACGAGGCCTTCAGAAAGCCTTTCAAAATTTAAGAGAACCTATGGAAACCTATAACTACTATCTGGAAGCTGAAGCACGTGCACAGTCAGATTGGCTAGTAGGCATGAATTTGTCTCCTCTAGTTACTTTAGAATTACAAAGTAAGGGGCGACTTCCAAAAGGGAAGGGAAATAGTTTGTCTGTCGGCCGTGTTCAAACTCCTGGAGTACGGCTAATCTGTGAGAACGATATAGCGATTCAAAATTTCCAGCCAGAAACCTATTGGAAATTACAATTGCAAGATAAGGAAACGGAGATCAGTTTCACAAATAAGGATAAGTACTCAGATAGTGAACTTATCCTTACAACGTCACGAGAACTAAGCACAGTTTCTACCGTTTCTTCAGTTGAAACAGAAGAGAAACAGAGAGCAGCACCACATCTATTTAATCTATCCGATATTCAGGGATTAGCGGCTAGACAGTGGGGATTTGAACCAACTAAAACAGAAAGCATAATAGAAAGTCTCTATTTGAAAAAATACTTATCTTATCCTAGAACAGATACTCGATATATCGATGAGGAAGAGTTTAGCTATTTAAGAAACTATCTGAAGAGTTATCAAGAGGCGATTAATTGTCCTTTTGAACCAGTAAATATGGAACCAAGGGAAGATTATGTTAATCCTAAGAAAGTAGCCAAAACAAGTCACTATGCTCTTATTCCAACTGAGAATATCCCGAACCTAGTAACCCTGAAGCCAGAAGAAAGGCTAATCTATGAAGCTGTTGTTCGCAGAACCCTTCTGATGTTTGCTGCTGATTGTCGCTGTCTAACAACGACGGTTGAAGTGGAAAACCAGGGGATGGTTTTCAAAACAAAAGGCCGTCAAATGATTGACCCAGGTTGGGCCGCTCTTAGCCAGCAAAAACTAAAAGGGGATGTAGAGCTACCAGATTATCGTATAGGAGATCAGTTTGAGACAAAGGTCAATATCCTTGAGGGAGTGACAAAGCCACCAAAGAGGATTACAGAAAGCCAATTGATTAGTGAAATCCTACCCAAGTACGGCTTAGGTACACAGGCAACTAGGGCAACCATGTTGAAAACCATTCAAGATCGAGGTTATATCAAAAAGGACAAGAAGACAGGGCAATTATTCCCAACGAATCAGGCTTACCTCTTGATTCATTACCTCTATGATAATGAGTTTGCCAGTCCTGAAACAACAGGCGGATGGGAAACGTTTCTATCTCAAATTGGAGAAGGAGAGATAAACCCACGTGAATTTGTGGATGCTATCAAGGAAAAATTAACGCATCAAATTTTGGCCGCAAAAGAAAGGAGAGATTGAAGTGGAAGACGAAGTGAAGACACCCTATTTTGATAAGTACACTGACAATTTGTCAGACAAAGTCTCAAAGAAGGTGGCTGATTACCAGGTTTATGGACGAGATAAAGAGGTTCAGGCCGTCATCGTTTCCCTTCTCAGGCGAACGAAAAACAATCCTGTCTTAGTTGGAGAGGCTGGAGTCGGGAAGACAGCTATTGTCGAAGGCTTAACTCTTGCTATCTTGCGTGGTCAGGTTCCATCTGCCTTAAAGGGTTTAACGGTACGCTCTTTGGAACTGTCTAGCTTAATGAGTGAAGAAGATGGTGGCTTCATAGCCAAGTTCAAGAAAATCATTGAGGAGATGGTTGCTACACGAGGACAGAATCTCCTCTTTGTAGATGAATTTCATACTATTGTTGGTGCAGGTGGCCAAGACGGTCAGGCTCTTGATGCAGGAAATGTTATCAAGCCAGTCTTGGCACGTGGCGACATTCAGTTGGTCGGTGCAACTACCTTAGATGAGTTCCATGACTATATCGAAACAGATAGAGCATTGGAACGTCGGGTCCAGCCAGTTATGGTAGAGGAACCGACAATTCCGCAAGCGATAGCGATTATCGAACAGGCAAAAGGCGTTTATGAAACATTTCATGGGCTAAAAATTTCTTCAGAAGCAGTTCGACAAGCAGTCCGTTTGTCTGTTCGCTATATTACAGATCGTTTTTTACCAGATAAAGCCTTTGATTTGATCGATGAAGCAGCAACTATTGCTTCAGTTGAAGGAAAAGAGAGTGTAACAGAAGTAGATATAGCCCAAGTCTTGAAGGATAAAACTGGTATTCCTGTTACGACAATTTTAAAAGGAGATCAGGAGCGGCTAGATGGTCTCAAGGAAAAATTGATGAGACGAGTCAAGGGTCAGGAAGAAGCGATTGATGCAATTGTTGATGCTGTGACCATTGCTCAAGCAGGCTTACAAGATGAAAACAGACCAATCTCCTCGTTCCTCTTCCTTGGTGCGACTGGAGTTGGGAAGACAGAGTTAGCCAAAGCCTTGGCAGAAGCACTTTTTGATGATGAAGATGCCATGATTCGTTTTGATATGTCTGAGTATAAACAGAAAGAAGATGTGGCCAAACTAATCGGAAATCGTGCTACGAAAACAAAAGGGCAGCTGACGGAAGGAGTCAAGCAGAAACCTTATTGTGTTTTGCTACTGGATGAGCTTGAAAAAGCGCACGGTGAAGTCATAGACCTATTTCTCCAGGTGCTTGCTGATGGGCGCTTGACAGACAGTACAGGTCGTCTGGTTAGCTTCAAAAACACAATTGTCATTATGACCACAAATAGTGGTGATAAGAAAATTATCAATAAGTGGGAATTAAAAGGCAATTTCAAAAATTTATCCGATCGTGAGTGGCTTCAGTTTGAGAAATCTATGGTCAGCGAGCTTCAAAATGAATTTAGACCAGAGTTTTTGAATCGGATTGAAAATAAACTCATCTTTAATCTCCTGGAGCGTGATGTTATTGAAGAAATCGCAGAGAAAAATTTATCTGAGATTGAAGCTAGGTTGAGCCAACAAAATGTAACGTTCTCTTATGAACCAAGTTTAATTCAGTATCTGTCGGACGTGGGAACCGATGTAAAGAATGGTGCACGGCCCTTAGAGCATTTGATTAAACAAAAAGTATTGCCACCGATCTCGGCTAAGATTCTATTGTTGGATAGGAGTAAACAAACTTACAATGTTCATTTATGGGTGGAAGGGGAGGCACCAGATGGCCAACATCGCAAAGACTTGAGGCAGATCAAACTAGATATTGAAGGAGAAATGGATGCTCTCTTCAGCTGAAAAATATTTTTCCTGCGATTTGTCCTCTTAACGCAGGAATGTTATTTATCCCTTACACTAATCATGTCAATAAAAATAAGGAGGGCTTCTATGAAGGACACATTGACAAATTATTTCGGTGAAGTGAAGACCAAAGGCAGGAACTACTTGCTCAGTCTATCACTCTTTCTATCAGGCATCTTGACAAATACCGTCTATGCAGATGATCCTTTCGCAAAAACAGAAGAGTTAGCACAACAAGGTATTACTAAAGTGCAAGGAATTGGTATCGTGATGTTTGGATTGGCTGTTGTAGTGACTGGTCTAATCTATGGGTTCGGTGGTCGTGAACTTAAAGCAGGGATTAAGAAGCATTGGGTAGCTATTGCTATTGCGATTATTGCTGTTTCTGCTGGACCAAGTATCATTGAGTGGTGCTTTAACTTTGTGAAGGGGTAAGGTGGTTACAATGGCATTTATACCTTTTAAGAAAAGCAATAAATGCTTGGTGACAGATGACTTATTTCTTGAAGTGATCTGGGAAGATGGTAAGTCTCCAGATGATGATAGTGAGCTTCTTGGTATTATTGAAGGACTGGACCAACAGTATCTAGATTCCTTCCAGCATACCATTGAAGAGTCGCTACCTTATCTAACCTTCCTGCAAGCAGAACGACTATTTCAGGCTTTAAAAGAGGTTTACGGTCAGGTGCAGCTGAAAAAGGTGGCTATTTGCCACCTGGAAGGAAGAGAGGCGGTCTCTGAAGGGGAAGTCTATGCCAGCTCTTTCATCATTGATCGTAGGTATCAGAATTTACTCTTACCACTGATTCAATCTATTATGACTGAACTAGATTTTCAGCATTATACTTACCAGGAAAAGCGTGAGTATTTCATCAACCAGATTTATCCATCTTATAAAGCTAGTCTGGGGCTCCCAGAGTCAGCCCTGCCATTTTTTCCAGAAGAAGGGGAACAGGTGCTAGGTAACTCCTATCAACCGAGTCCAGTATCGAGCGTTTCAATGAATGCAACTCCAACAGTCCCTCATCAAGCTCCTAAAACACAATCCCTGAAGAAGGTGTACCTACTCATGGGACTTATTGGAGTATTGGCTCTCGGAGGGATAGCTTCATCTATCATTGCATATACGCAACTGGCCAAGCAGAATGAACAGGTTGCTTATCTCTATCAAGAATTAAAGCATACCCAGCACTTAGTAAGTACGGAGCATCAAGTAGATGTCTTCAGTCGCTACTTTTTACCAAATTATTATTCTGGTCAAAAAGAAAACCTGGTGGATTTTCTGTCTGATGGAGATGCAAAGTATACTGTCCCTAAAATAGGAACGCTGCAATCGGTGATTCTGGAGCAGATGACTTATGATTCAGATGCTAAGGAATATCAAGTTACCTATGTTCTTGCCGTCAAGCAGGAGGAGAAGACCACAAGTCTACGCCTTAGTTTCACGGTCAAAGTCTCGGAATCTAGTAAATACGGTTTTGTGGTGACCACAGAGCCAATGGAAACCAGTTATCTTAAATAAAAATGAAAGGAAATGCAACATATGAGAACCAAGGACTTATATGATGAAAATAACACACTGAAGCTAACCGTAGTATTTGGGTTGGCAACGGGGGCGGTCTTAACCTATGGTCAGCCTGCATATGCAGAGAACACCGCTTTAGAAACTTCTGCAACGGAAGTTGTGGCACTGCCAACTGATCCAGTTACCCCTGTTCCAGCGGACAATGCGGGGGATGATTCACCAGCTGAGAGCGAAACGACTGTCGATGTTCCAACTGTTCCAACTGATTCAACTGTTCCAATGACACCAACGAATACGACGGAAGAAATTCCAGTCGATCCGACATTGCCAACGGAAACTTCTGGTGAGACAACAGAAACGTCTGAAGCACCAAAGGAGTCAGAAACTCCAACTACCCCAGGGATGACTGAGACACCAACTGACTCTACCGTTGTTCCTCCAAGCGAGCAACCAAACACAACAGAACCGTCAACGGCAGTTGTAACTGACAACCAGCCTACAACACCGACTACGCCACAAGCAACCGAAAATAACAACACTCAAACGGCACCATTACAGCCTCAAGTAGATCCATCTCCTACGGTTGAAGAAGATTTTGAACCAATCGTAACGGACCAAGGCTACACTGTTATCAGTACTGAGAATAGTGTTGTTACGGTTGCTAACGTCGATGGTACAAAGTCGACAGGGAAAGCTGAAGACTTTGGTGGCGTAACTAATCAAAACGGAACCGTTTCTTTCATTACGAAAGAAGGGAAGAAGGAAACCTTGCCAGAAACAGGGGTGGTTGAAAATATAGCGCTAACCTTACTAGGATTTTTACTCCTACTATTTGGATTTACTATTTCTGGTAAAAATAATACGTCAGAATCACGCTACATTTACTTGTAAAATCAGAAAAGGATGAGATTTAAGGTATGAATAGAAAAGAACTTTTTAGCAAATCGGCAGAAACTCAAGCGCGGCAGCGTTTGGTAACCACGAAGGCTTATGGTCTCGTATCAACAATAGCTCTTGCAGGTGCCCTTACTGTTGCTGGCGCTAATACCGTATCAGCAGATGAAGTAACGACATCAGTTGCGACGGAGACAGTGGTCACAACGGATAATCCAGCTACTAACCTGGTTGAAGTTCAGCCAGCTACACCAGTTGAAAATACAGACCTTCAAGCCCATGCCAATACAAATACCGGGGCAATTGTAACACCTGTTGAAACACCAGCGCTTGATCGAGCAGTTGCAGAGGCAGAGGCAAACGGTGTAGTTGTGACCAAGGGTGAAATAGCGGTCCATGATAGCCTTGAAGCCGCTCAAAATGATACTGCCAATCAGGAAGCAGCTGTAAAAAATGCAGAAGCCGAAAAGGTTGAAAACAACGAAGAAATCGCAGCCGCAAATGCTACGAATGCTCAAATCGATGCAGACAATGCAGCAGAGGCAAAACGTGTTGAAGAAGCCAATAAACAAGGTCAAGAAGCAACAGACCAGCGGAACAAAGCTGGCCAGGAAGCAGTAGAGGCACGTAACAAAGCAGGTCAAGAAGCAGTTGATAAACGCAATCAGGTGAAACTGGATGATATTGAAGCAGAAAAGTTAGCAGTTGAGGAACGCAATAAGGCTGGTCAAGCAGTGACAGACCAACGAAATAAGTTGGGCCAAGAAGCAGTTGATAAACGCAACGCAAACGCTCTGGCAGAATGGGAAGCTAACAAAGAAACCACCATCGCAGCTGATGCAGCAGCACTGGTTGGCTATAACGAACGTAAAAAAGCAAATGAAGAAGCTAACGCAAAAGGTCAAGCTGAAACTGATGCCAAAAATGCAGCATTGAAGGCTGAGTATGACGAAGCTATCAAAGAGTACAATGACTTGCTTGCTGAAAATGATGAAATTCAGAAACGGAACGATGCCGCTGCAGCCGTCGCAAAAGCAGAAAATGAACGTTTGCAGGCGGAGTATCAGAAAAAGTTGGCAGATATGCTGGCCAAAACCAAGGAAGATGGGTATGCAACTCAGGTTTTAGTACAAAATTTGAATCTTGCAGATGATGAATTAAATTCGGTAGTGAGTCTTTCTGGTTCAAAAGGTTTCATTGTCGAAACCACAGAACAAAATGTATATTTATTGTCTCAAAATGCATTAAATGGCCGATTAGACATTTCGTCAACGGTTACTAAAATGTCTATTCCTAATAAACAAACTTGGGTAGAATATGGCTTGATTGTACCTAGTGGCCAAACGGTTGTAGCTACGTTTACAGGTCTTGAAAAATCAACCTATAATGGGGAATTTATCTCTAGCATTAAAATGACAATTACTCCAACATCAAATGATGGTTCAGATTTAATTGTATTTTTAAGTGACAAAATCACAAATGGTTATGAAGTGTATTCTGTTGTGGCTAATCAGAGAGAAGAAGTCACTTTACAGTTTTTTGATGCTGGAGGGAACATTATTTCATTTAGTGAAGCCAGTCCTGCTCTTTTTGGTTTTGGTAGTTTGAATAGACATCCTGGCTCACTTGAGTATATTTCTGATTATAACTTTGATTTTGTTGCAATCAATGGTTCTTCGATTACAGAACATGTAGATGGTATTTATGCTGATGGAGATAATGATTATAGAGCTAATGGGTCAAGGTATGATAATCATGAATGGGATCCAGATGGTTCTCCTTTAGCGTATTATGGCGCTGGGATTGGAGTAGTTACTTCTGGTGATACAGTGCGCTTTTCTGGGGGCAATAGAGAGTTTGTAGGGCACTGGACAGATATTTCAAGCAAGGTCGCAGCACCAACAGTCACACCACCACCTCCTCTTAAAGAAGTAACCCCAGAGAAGCTGAAACCAGTTCCTGCTACACCACCAAAACTTGAAACGGTAACCTTTAACCCAACACCGTTCAATGAAGAACCACCAACGCCATCTAAAATTCCACACGAACCTACGTTTGAAACGTTCACTCCAGAGGTCTTTACCCCTGAAACGTACACGCCCACGCCGTATACTCCTGAAGTCTTTGTTCCTGAAACATTTACCCCAGAGGTATATAATCCAATCACACCAGTTGTGAAGCAACATGTACCTATTCCAGAAGCGAAAACCATTAAAGCAACGGTCCATCCAGTTGCGGTCAAGGATGCTCCTGCTATCACAAAAGATGTTGTCAATGCCGAAGGAACTAGCATCGATGGTGAGCTGGTTGCGAAAAATTCAACTGAGACGTGGGTACTCAATCCAGGTACACTGAAGGCTGGTCGGGAAGCAATGACTTCCGTTGTCCTATTAGATCCTTTCCCAGCTGGAACAAAAATCCTCAAAGATGATACCGCTAAACTTAGTCCAGAATGGTTAGTTTCCTATGATGAAACTGGCAAGGCAAGTGTGACTCTGTCTGCAAACGGACTTGCCAAAGTCAACGCAGACCTGTCTAAAGATTTCGTCCTCCCGACATTTAATGCCGTCTTCACGGTATTGAATGATGCTGCAACGTACAAGAACACTTACACACTGACGTTGACAACTAAGTCAGGCAAGACCTATACGGCAACGTCTAACACGCCAGTGATCTACACACCAGGTTCTGAGACTCGTACCTACAACGGTAACATAGTCGTGCGCTACTTTGACGAAGATACAAACAAGAAAATTGCACCAAACCAAGTAGACCTTGAGGATGCCAAGGTTGGCACAGTATACAATACCACGGACCAAAAACAAGAAGTCATCGCCTATAAAGGCAACTTGTACAAACTTACTTCAAAAGTTGTCGGTACTGAAACTGGTAAGGTCACTGACGGAACTATCTATGTTGATTACTTCTACAAAGTGGTTGAAAATGAACGAGGTAAAGGTAACGTAGTCATCCACTATGTGAACGAAGATGAAAAGACAATCGCAAATGATGTTGTAGACTCTTCAAATGTTCCAACAGGTACAAGCTACGATACCACGGACCACAAACCAGGAAGAATTACAACTGAAGATGGAATCGAGTATGAACTGGTTCCTGAAAAGACAATTGGTCAGGAAACTGGAGAAGTTATCGAAGGGACAACAGAAGTGACCTACGTTTACAAGCGTATCACACCACGTCCAGAGACACCAACTCCAAATGATAGCTTGATTGAGCCAGAGAAACACCTTTACCAAGTGGGCCAGATAAGCGAAGCTAATTTGGATGGTCTTCAGTTACTTCCAAACAAATCCTATTCCTATACCGCTGTCACAGACAACAATCAATATAAAGGGCTAAAAGCAACTCAGGGAGAAATTCTCAAAGGCTTCCTACCACTGGTTGATGATCCTCAAGACAATACAGTTCTGTTTGACTTCTCTACCCTGAAGACAACCCTAGCTGATGGCCGTGATGTATCTTCTGACTTTGAAGTGCGGTCTTATGAAAGTCTTGAAAAAGCGGATGCTGAAGTTGCAGCTATCCTAAAAGCCGCTGGCATTACCCCAGAAGGATATTTCTCAGTTGTAGTTCCTAAAGGTCTTGATTTTGAAGGCTACTTTAACAAGTACGTGTTCACTGGTTTGAACCTGTTCCATACTTTTGATGTGAAAACAGGGGATTACATTGGAGACTTTAGCAATAAAGTATGGCAAGTCGACTTTGGAAATGGCTACGCAGGCAATACGGTAGAAAACAATGTGCCAAAACTAGATGGTATTAAGAAAATCCTGGAATCAATCGGATCTAATAAAGACCTGACAGGCGGTACTATTGAATTGGGCCAAACCTACCCAGCTAGACTTTCTTTCCCAGTTGTCAAGACAACGATTGATGGCAAATTGAAATCACTATACGGAATCGAAAACTTCGATGAAAACTTTGACGAGTACAACGGTGAGTTTTATGCTTTTGCTTCTGGTGATATGAAGCTCAAAGACGGTTCGATCATTAAACTAGATGAAGAACTGACTCGCTACATTGTCCAAGAGTTGATTCGAGATGAAAAGACAGGCCAAGTCGTGGCGGTTAAGTACACTGTGAATCCTGAGTTCTATGACCTTCTAGCAGAAGGAGAAGAAATCAAAATCGATGTCTACTCAATGTTGAAACGTATCGCTTACGGTGAAAATATTGAAAATGAGTGGATAGTCTATGTTAACGATGTTGAAGTAGATAAGGATATTGTTACGACCAACACACCTAAGCCTAAGGAAGAAACGCCAGAGGTACCAGAAACTCCTGTTACTCCAGGAACGCCAGTAGCTCGTGCGCAGACACTCCCTTCAACAGGTGAAGAAAGCTCTATGGCTTTGGCTTCCCTCGGTGCAAGTATGGCAATCGCAGGGCTTGGATTGGCTCGTCGCAAGCGTGATTCTGAAGTTGATTAGTCTTTAATTGCAAAGATCCAGGTTCTTACAGGACTTGGATTTTTTGCAAAAAGTCAATGATAAAAAAAAATAAAAATAGTTGACTTTGCAGATTTTATAGTGTATAATAATATTGTCCTAGAAAAAGTGTAGGGTAAATAACAGCAACTGAGAAAGGGGGGAGCTTTATTGAAAAAGTTGCATCTCAAGCTATCCAGTAAGGCTCATGCAAGATTAACCAAATATATTGAAGAGCAGTACACAGTGCTTGAAACCACTAGAAGTAGGGATGGAACCTTGGAGATGACCATTAGGTCTAGGAGTGAAAAACCTCCTGAGGTGGAGGAAGCTCTAGTAAACGAATATCTCGCCTGGAAAAAGTTAAAACAAGAGAACCCTTCAGTTGGAACGTGGTACCATGTCCGACATGGAGAACCTTACGGGTTATCTGGATGGCAAGTTAAACGCATTCTAGAGAAAGCTGGGGTGTATGATCCTAGCTTACAAAATGGAACACACTATAAAATCAAAAATAAAGAAAGTTAAATAGGTGATAAAATGGAAAAGAAATTAGTTAAAGGTTTGGCAGCTGTGGGTCTCTTGACTCTTGGATTAGGTTCTGTGACAACTTATGCAGAAGAAACTACACTAACTCCAGAAGTTGACAATGCTCCAGAAACTGTACAAGCTGAGAAGGTTGCTGATGCAACTGTGACAGCAGAACAAGTTTCAGAAGCGAAAGCAGAATTGGATGGCACTACGCAAGAGGTAACTAAGGCACAAGCTGTTGAGCAAACTGCTCAAGAGCAAGCAACTCAAGCTAACAAAGACGTAGAGCAAGCCCAATCAGAAGTGACTGAAGCACAAGCTCTTGTAGCTGAAGTGACACCTGAAGTGATTGCAGTACAAGAAACTAAGGTAGTAGATACAAAGGCAGCAGTAACCCAAGCTGAAGAAGCGGTAACAGCTGCTGAATCATCTGTGACAGAATCAAAAGGCGCAGTAACTCGACAACAGACCGTTGTTGCTGAAGCGGAAAAAACTGTTTCCAAAGAGCAGGCCGATGTAGACCAAGCACAAGCTGAAGTTGACAATGCTCAAGCTATCCTAGATGGTACTGGACAGTCTAAGCTCATTGCAGAGAAAGAAGCAGCAGAGATTGCCGTTGCTGAAGCGGAAGCTGCTGTAACAGTAGCTGAAGGTGACCTGACAGTAGCGCAAGAAGCGGAAAAAACACGTGCCATCATGCTTGATGCCAGCGAAACAAGTCTCAGAAACAGAGGAGTTGACGTGGCTAACGCCAAGCAAGCTCTGGATCAATCAAACGTGACCGCTCAAAATGCAGCAACTGCCTTGTCAGAAGCGAACAAAGACTTGGCAGCAGCAACACAATTGGTTGACAGTTTGACTAAGGAATTGGCTAGCAAGAATACCATCACAGTTCCATCAGGATATGCGGAGGCACTTAAAGCATTTGCAGCTGATAAATCAGAAAGCAACAAGACTGCGGTCGCTAACGCTTCAGCAACTGGAGTTTCGCTAAACCAGTTCAAGTCACTGGATAGGGACAAGAAAATTGTGATTTCTGATATCAATAACTTGTCTCAAGCGCAACGTGAGGAGTTGACACTTTTTGCGGTTGACTTGATGAACCAAGTTCGCAAACAAGTAGGTACTTCAGCTGTTGTTGCTAATCTGTCTGCTATCTCATTTGCAGATGATGTAGCAAATACTTCAAAATCTTTGGGCCATGACTTGCAAGCTATCCCAGCTGCAGCAGGCAGAAAAGGATTAGACGGTACAGATGGCGTAAACTACTATGAGAACTTCTCATCTGGTTACTTTGATCCACGACAAACTGTCACGATGGATGACCTGAAGAAAGCAGTCTACAACACGATTTCTGAAATGCTGTTTGATGATGCAGACTCAAATTGGGGCCATTCAACTTCACTTGCAGGAGTTCGTGCCACAACAAGCTCAAAATATATCGGTCTCGACGTGAGCAAACTTGAATATGAGTTCTCAACTGGAAATACAATACCACTTGGACGAGTTCATATCCTGGGAGTATCTGATACTCAAATTGAAGATACTAGCATGTTTGATACCACTTCAAACCTATCATCACGTAACATTGATAATGAGTTAGCGGCAGCTAAGTCTGCTCAATCAACTGCCCAAGTAACTCTCTCAAAAGCTCAAACAGCAGACTCTGATGCTAAAGCTGCGCAAACCTTAGCTCAGAGCAATTACAGCAGCGCTCTAGTTGCTCAAACAAGAGCACAGGAGGAACTTTCCTACTGGCAAAATAAAACAGTACAAACTCCTGGAGCCCTTGCAGCACTTCAAACTGCTAAAGATAACCTGACAGCTGCAGAAGAACGTGCTAAGGCAGCACAGGATTCGGTAAATGCTTTCTCAGCCGACGTTGCGACTAAAAAAGCTAACCTTGATGAGAAGAAGGCTAAATTAGCAACTCAAAAAGCAGAGTTGCAAACTGTTAAAGCTAACTTGGATAAAGAAAAGCAAAAGCTTGAAAACTTGCAGGCTAAAGTCACTGAGTTTGAATCAACTCTTGCAAAAGCTAAGTCAGCTCTTGCAACCGCAAAATCTAACCAAGCAGCAAGTGAGAAACGCTTGAATGACTTGCTAAATGCTGATGACGTTCTTGCCAAAGCGCAAGCGAAATTAGATGCTGCTAAAGCTACCTTGGCAGAAAAAGCGGAGGCACTTGAAAAAGCTAAGTCAGTCCTTGCTGACTTGCTCGAAAAACAAACGATTGATCAAAAGAATTACGATATCCTTTTGGCCCGCTTTACAGCACAGGAAGAAGCGAAGCGTCAAGCAGAACTAGAAGCCAAACGAGTAGCCCTTGAGACAACAGGACAAGTTGCTATTCCAGTTGTAGATGCAGCAGGTAAAATTGTTGATTACGTGGCTGGTAACAAGCCAGCACCAGCAGGAACAACAAAAACTGTTGCTCGTCCAGTTTCTACCTCATCTAGCAAGAAGGCAGCATTGCCTGAAACAGGTGATGCAGGAAGCATGGGACTTCTGGCAGTAGGTTTGATGACTTTGTTCTCAGCAGTTGGTTTGGTAGACAAACGTAAGAAAGGTTAATCAATGCTAGAACTGTTGATTTTTTCAAAAAAGGTGACGAAGATTGTCAGACCTTTGCTTGTATCACTTATTTTGGTCGCAGCGGCAGCTTATGTCGTTACGACCTATACAAGTGAAGAGATTGCTGAAATCATCAAGTGGGGTACCCTTGGAATGTCCGCTATTTTGTTGGTCATTGGCAGCATTGTCGCAAGCGTAACCGAGGATTACCGTCGCTATATCAAGTACCCATATCGGTTGATTCTGTGGAGCGCCTCTCTGACTTTGTTGGGAATATTGTTATGGCAGACTGACGGAGTTCTTATCCTAGTAAATTCTGTCCCGTATCTGGTGGGGGCTTGGATTGTTCTTACGCTCTACCATAGACAATTTAAGCGATTGATTACAAGTCTTGTCTTGAAATCTGAGCTTGATGACGAGCTGGACTACATTCCACACGATATTGAGAAGTCAGCAGCGATGGTAGCCAGTCAGATGGGAAATTCCATTAAAGAAAAGTACCGAAGTAAAATTAAGACAGTAGCCCTCACTCCAGGTAGGAACGGAGACACAAAGCTGATGGATTTTCCAGTCGGATTTGTGACAAATAAAAAGCGCCCTTCAGTACTATTTGAATTGATCGCAGCACTAGAAATGGAGTGAGAAATGACAGAACAGCAAAAAGCAGTTATTACCAAGGAACAAGCTAGATTTTTGGCACATCTTGAGCTGAAAAGCTATGCTGTCAAAATGGATGCCATTGCCAGAGCAAATACAGAACTGACTTTTCAGAGTGATTATGACCGAGAAGAGTTTGTGAAGGCAGTCATGGCAGATGATTGGGTCATTGACACGGGCCATTATTTAATCAATGTATTGGCTCCTTTGCAGGAAAAAGGCTTTATCACTGCAACCACAAATAATAATCCATTATCAGGCGAAGTTGTGTATACTGTCACGGCCGACGTGGCGAAGGCGGCACTCTTTACCGAGGAGGAACTTGGAAGCATTAAAGCCTTGCAGCCATACGTTAAGACAGAATTTTTGATAGCGGAGTATGATGCCATTAAACGCTATGGCCATGTGATGGACTGGTTGAATGAAGCTGACCAGGGACCTGGGACAGTAGAGGAAAGCGAAGTAGCTTCTCCAGAAGGATTGACTGTTGCAGATTCCAGTTCGGAGGAGCCAACGGTACACCATGCCAAAGCCAATTATCGTATCAAGTAAGAGGAGGAGAAGAGATGCAAACTTTTATTGCTGACGGAAGAGTAGCGAGCATTCCAGATGATGCTGTCGGCAGAACTTCTAAAGGAAATGCCAGCTTCAAATTCGAGTTTGTTTGTGATTCAAGTCTACAAGATGAACAAGGAAAACCAATACCAAGTTATTTCCATGTTCAGATATATGGCAAACAAGCTGAAATGATGGCTCAAAGTCTTGTAAAAGGTTCTCCTATCCTGGTAAAGGGAGAAATTATCCAACGGCCTTATCAAGATAGTCAAGGCCAACGTCGATACTATCAATATATTTCCCCAGACCAGAATCGAGGGATCACTTTTCTGGAGACTAAGGATGCAGCCAACAAACGTAGACAGGGAATGCAGGTTCCACCGCCACCGCCTACTGACTATCCAGAACCATTTGATTCAGGAGAACCCTTCTAAACTAACAAAGTAGCATGTGAGATAAACCACTCACGTGCTATTTTTGTTTTAATCAGGGTCCTGAAACCGCTGTTTATATATAGTTTCTACTTGTCCCCTTAACGCAGAAAAGGCTAATATCCCTTAGACTAAGAGTGTGCAAAAATATAAGAAAGGATGGTTGCTTATGATGAAGCAACAAGTAGAATATCAATCAGATGATCTGATGGCTGATTCACTTCAAATAGAAAATTTCCTGAAGCAAGGTAGAACATGCCATCTATATACTGTTCAATTGGGCATCGAAGCAGGTGTTAGCTCCTATCTGGAGCGTTACCAGCTAGCTTCCTCTCAGCAGAAATTCAAAATTTTCCTTTTCTCTACGCTTTATGGTGAGAAAATCAAACGCTTTTTAGAAGATATGCGAGGTGAGCAACGTGTTTAGTTGGCTAGAAGCGATTTATTACACTCTGGTCCAGCTTGCGAAGATTAATCCCTTTAATGCAATACTCATAGTCAGTTTTGTCAGCTATCTTTGTTACCAGGGGGTTAGGACTATCAGGAAGCCATTGCATGACTTTCTTCAGGTGATGAAAGGCTTTATAGATGATAAAGATATCATAAAACAATACTTCATGGACAAAAAGGAAGCGCTACTACATCCCTGGAGACATCGACGTGAGGTTGACTGGGGCTCAGCTGGAAAAGAAATAGGGAAGAAAGCCTGGCGATATTTTAAACGATGTGCAACAATTGTTCCCTCATTCTTGTTCCTGCTCCTGGGGAATATTCTTTTTCGGCTCATCTACAAACTGCCCTTTGTTCAACCAGACAGGAAGCGTTTCGACAAAGAAATGAAGCCTCTGCTATATTTCAAAAATGTTCGTAGCTTTGTGCTTATGGGGATAGGGTTTAGCTTCATAGCCTTTATTATCACAAACTATTTTGTGACTGTATTAAGGGCAGCAATTCGTTTTCTTTATTTCTCGGTCATGAGTTTGCGAGATAGTAGCCTAGTAGATAGCTTTGACATCGATAGCTTGTTAATTCAAAACCTATTCAATGCTAGGGTATTTGTGATTGCTCCAATTCTGGCAGTGCCTATCTTTCTGGTTAGTTTGGTGATAGCTTGGCGATCAGCTTGGGTAAACTTTGAGCAGTATCGAGACTATAACCACAATGAAGAAGGTGATGATCGCTTTGCGACAGTCAAGGAAATCCACCAACAATATAAGAAGGTCCCAAACAAGACAGAAATCTATCCAGGTGAAGGAGGGGTTCCTGTTCTCCACGAAACAAGGAAGAGCCTATCAGGACTAACTCTAGGTTCTCAAATGCTCTGGCAAAATCGTACGTTTAGCCGTTATCTGACGAACGCAGAAAGAATACTAGGGATCTATTCCAAACCTTCAGGGGACTACTATATAGAAGACAGCACAACAAACATGCTGGGTATTGGTATGACTCGTTCAGGTAAAGGTGAGGGGCATATCACGACAACAATTGATATTAATAGTCGGGCTGAGATACAGCCGTCTATGGTCTTGGCTGATCCGAAAGGTGAGCATTATCAATCCTCTTACAAAACCATGCGTCGACGTGGTTATGATGTCAATGTCCTATCTTTCCAGAATATGGACTGGTCAATGTCTTATAACCCTCTAGCTCTAGCAATTGCAGCTGCAAAGAAGGGCTACTATGAAATGACTCAGACAAGGGTAAATGCAGTCGCTGAAGCAATCTATCGTAAAACAAAACCAGGTGTTGGCAATGGTAACGCAAAATACTGGGAAGATACATCTATTTCCCTCTTCAATGCGATTGCTATGGCTTTAATTGATCGTGCTAATGAAACCTTTAAGAATGGAGAAACGGATGCTTGGGACACGGTCACTGTTCGTAACATTGCCAAGTTTCTAACTGATTTGGGTTCAGAAGAAGTATTTGTTAATGACTTTGGAGAAATCGTTGAGAATCCAGACCGTGATCAGCCAGTTAAGAAGAAATCAAAAATAACAGTTTACTTTGATAACTTACGTAAGATTAACCAGGAACAGTTTTCTAAGTTTAGAGATATGGCAGACTTGAACTTCAGGTCCTCAGATTTTGCCTCTGAAGAGACCAAGGGGAACGTCTTCTCCAGTATGATGTCTGGAATCAACCTCTTCTTACAAGACAATATTGCCAAGCTCACGTCTAAAAATTCTATTGACTTGGAATCGGTTGGTTTCCCACGTCGCCTGTCGATTAAGTTCCGATCAAGCTCTAATGTCGCTATGCGTAACGAATACGCCCACAAGACGGCCAAGGTTACGATTATCAGTCAAACAGCTTGGGGCAAATCAACTAGACAAGTTGTTCACGTAAACGCAGCTACGGCTCTTATCGATGGAGAGGGCTATCTAACCTATGTGATTGAGCCAAAACTTCCTGATAAGTTTGTAGTAACGATCGATTTTGATCATGAGAACAATGGTGACTCTATTATTCGTGATAGCACCTTCCAATTTTCAGCTGAAAAAGTTTATAAGAAACTTGGTAAGGTAGTTGCTCTGGACGAGTATACGAAGAAACCAATATTGGATTATATCAAAGTCTCCATCCTAGATAAGCAAGCAGACAGTCTTCTCCAGGAAGAGGATATTGAGTTTGTGTATTCAGATAATCCAAAAGTGATTTACCTGGTCACACCGCCAAACCGAACAGAATACAACAGTATTGTATCTCTGTTCCTGGATCAGCTGTTTAATGCCAATTATGAGCTGGCCCTGTCGAATGGTCGTAAATGTGTTAATCGCATCCTCCATATTCTAGATGAGTTCACCAATATTCCAGCCATTCCTCATATGGACACCAAGATTTCAATCGGTCTTGGTCAAAATATCTTATACTATCTCTGGATTCAGAACCTCAAGCAGCTAATTGACAAGTACGGTGAGAATATTGCTGAAACCATTAAGGAGAACTGTTCGCTCACAGTTTATATCAAATCAACGTCTAATACTACGAACACTTCCATTAGTAAGGACCTCGGTACTCGGACCATCACACGTCGGAGACGGTCAAGCAATATCCTAGATGAGGCTAATCCAAATGTAGCCATTGAAAATCCAAAACAGGAACTTCTAACGCCTACACAGTTAGCCAAGCTACAAGAAGGAGAAGCGGTTATCTTACGTGGAGTTAAGGGCCGTGACAATGTAGGTCGCAAGATAACAACGGACCCAATTTTCCTACACGAGAAAACCAGTCTACCGTATCGCTATATGTTCCTTCAAGAAGAGTTTGATCATTCGATGACCTTGGCTGATATTCCTGTAGAAAGTGGCCATAGAGAGCTTGACTTGCAGGATATTGCAGTAGGGGCCCAAAGTACCTTTGGTAAGATTATTGATTGGCGGATAGCTCTGACGGACCGTATGAGGACCAATGGAGAAACACCTAAATTGGCTACGAGAAGGCAGGAGAATAAACCATTGAGTCAGGCCCGTTTCACCTCTCCAGTTGAATTGACTCAAGCTGTAATTGCTGAAGTTTTCGATGATGAGGACGAAGATGACATTTTCTTTGTAGATGATGTTATATAACAAGGTAAATAAAAAGTTATATAACCATTGAGCGAACATAATATTTCTGTTATAATGAAGCCAAGAAATATCAAGGAGAGTTCACTATGAAGTTGAAACGTTATCTAAGTCTATTTGTACTTGGTATCGCTCTGGTTGTTCTGGCAGCCTGTGGTCAAAAAACCTCTGAGGACATTGTCAAAACTGAATTAAAGGATAGCTACGTTGGTTATTCAAGTTTTCCAGGGTATGATAGCTTAATCTTCACTGGGGGTGGACAGGAAATCGTTTTTGATAAGAAAAATCATAAACTGAAGTCAGGGGATGAAGAAGTTTATTATGAAGTCGTTCCTGAAGATAAACTATCTAGCTCTATGAAAGGAATATTGGCTTCTCATGAGTCAGAATTAAAGGGAGAACACTATTTCGTTATTAACGTTGGATATCATGAAGATGATATCTGGGGGAAATTAGGCGACCAGCTCTACTGTGTTGTTTTATCAGAGGAAGGACAATCAATTCGTATATTCGAGTTTGAAACTGGATATACCTCTGATGGTTATTTTGACTTTACAGGTGAAGCTGAGTAAAGGAAAAGTCTCAATTTGAGGCTTTTTTTCTTTCCTATGATTTGTCCTCTTAACGCAGGAATTTTATTTATCCCTTATGATGAGGGTATCATATAGAGAAAGCAGGTACCTTATGTGACTTATGATACTTACTCTGATCTGGTCAATTCATTAGAAACAGGATTCTTGGATATTAATGGTGCGACAAATGGAAATATCACAGGAGAAAATGCGGAAAAGATGGCCTCCTTTTATAAATATTGGAGTAACTATCTGGATTCTACTCCAGCTTTTCTATCTTTCTTAGCTTATATTCCAGGTGGAATTGCCAAAGCCTTGTATTCTATTACAGCCAGCCTTGAACATGTCTTTAACAATATGTTCAAGCTCTTTGGTTTATTTGGCTACTTAGGTGATAGCAACACGGTTATAGGTCAGTTCTATTTTTGGTTCCAAATTGTCGGAACCAGCCTCTTTAGCCTAATTCTTGTTGTTTCGGCTATCACTGGAGTCTTTACAAAGCCAGTCAAGTATAAAGGGGTGATTACTAATTTCCTCTTAGTTACAATGGTGACAGCAGTTCTTCCTTTAGCCTTGACGACTATATCGTCTGTCATGGCCCAAGATGCGATGAATATCCAGACGATTTCTAGCGATGCACCGGACGGAAGCAAGCATTATTCATCCTTGGCGATCCAGCCTATGAAGAACAATATCGTAGATCTCAAGGTACTGATTGACAATGACTTTTCAACGGAGCTTTTTCCTCTAGATGATTATGGCTACATTAAGCCACCAAAAGAAGGTTCAACACCCGTCAATAATATTACGGATAGTCTTGATAAGCGAGATACTAGCGACTTTGCAACACGAATTGATTTTGGGGCAACCTATGGAGCTACTAGCTCTGGATTGTTAGAGGTGCTGGAAAAGAAGCTTCCAGGAATAAAGGGATTGTTCTTGCATAAATTAAATGCCAATCAGGACGGTGTTGAGACTATCACACAACACCGTGTTGTCGGTCAGTTAAATGCCTTTGAGCCAGTCTATATGCGGTACAAGGTCAACTGGATAGGGATGTTCATGCAGTACATTATCCTGATTGTTTTGTTGATTTCTATGTCAATCAAGTTTGTTAAGTCGGTCTTCGATATTGTGGTGGAAGCCATGATTTCACCAATCCAAGGATACTCTTCCTTGTCCAACTCTAAGAAGTATAAAGAGCTTTTACGTACAATGGGAGGCGCACTGGCAGGTATCTTCTTTGAAGTTGTGATTATGCGTGTAACCCTTGAAATCTTCCGAGATTTGCCAACTTTGTCGGTTTCGGCAGTAACAAAACTTTCAGGCGGTTTCTTTGATGGACTGAACATGTGGGAACAGTGTCTAGCGGCCTCCTTGGTATATATTGGCGTTTTCCTGGCAGCCATGCAGGGAGTGACAATGATCGAACGTTGGTTGGGTGTTTCTACTGGCCACAGTGACACTGCACAGCAATTGCTAGGTGCGATGATGATGGGGAACGCTTTTGCGACTGGAGCGGGTGCAGTAGGTAACGGTGCTATGGCATTGGGTGGTTTTGGTCTTGATATGGCTAAGAAAGCCCCAGGCGCATTTGCAGCAGGGAGCAAAGTCCTTGGAAACAGTCTAGCAACGACAGGTGGCGGTATTCGAGGAGCTATCAACGCTGCTAGGGATCAAGGAGCCTGGAATGCAGCTAAAGGTGGTGTCAGCAACATGGTAGACCTGGCTGATGTGATGGGCAAAGAAGCAGTAGGTAAGGCGAAAGACTTTACAGGTGCTATAGCGGACAATTTAGGTAAAAAAGAACAAGCTGCTCATGATGCTGTCTACAAAGGTTTGAAGAATGATGCGGTTCCGCCACGACCAGGTTTTAATGATAATGGGGAGTATACTTTAAATCCTTCAGGTCAGTACGGTGGTGAAGGACTATCTCCTGAAGCTCCTTATGAATCCCAGGCGGTTGACAATGGCGATAGTAGTCCGAATGACGGAGGTATTACTGATCCAAACATACAGTCAGCAGAAGTATCTGACAACATCGACAGTGGTCCAAGTGGTGGAGGTATTATAGATCCAACGGCACCGCCTACAGAGCCAACTGGTGAAGCCTTTGGAGGCATCAGTGACCCAACTGGAACTCCCTCAGGAATATCTGGTAACTCCTCTGGTGGAATTAAAGACCCAGCTTCTTCATCTGAAAAAAGCACTCATCCAATTGAAAATAGCCCACTTCTAAATAATCCCCACAACAGCTCTCGACCAACTGGCGGTTCAACCCCTCCTAGACGTAGTCTCGATCAATCGATGCAGCAAATGAACTACATGAAGCACCAAATGCAGCAAGCAGGTCAATACATGCAAGGTCAATCGCATATCAGCGGTGCAGAGATTGATGAAAATGAGGAGTAAATCAATGTTTGATGTTGCGGGTAAGGTTATTGTGATCACAGGGAGTTTACGCCCAATGACCAGGCAAGATGTAATTGCCTTTCTAGAGCGTAGAGGGGCGGTTGTTCAGAATTACATTTCGGCTCAAACAGATATTCTTATTGCTGGTCATAAGCAATTAAATCTCTTTGATCCTGATAAACGTTCCAAGAAATATGAGGCTGCTATGTCTAGAATAGCAGAAGGGCAGTCAATCATCATTTTGTCAGAAGAAGAATTTTTCAATATGGTTAAAGAGTCTCAGCTTTGAGGCTCTTTTTATGCATAAAGATATATAACTTTTTATATAACAAATATCGTGATTGTCAGCTAGGCAGTTTGTCCTCTTAACGCAGGAAATGTCATTATCTCTTATGATGGAAGTATTAAGAGAAAGGAATTAGATATATGGATGAAAAATACGGTGTTCCACGTGACATCTATGCCAAAGTAAAAATTATAGGGCTCTTTATGGCTGATATAGTCTTTGTAGGAGGTTCAGCGGTTGCTGCGGTATCTGTTGGGACGAAGATATTTCCAACTAGCCAGTGGCCACAGTTGCTTGCTTTTATTCTCTTAACACCTCTGATGTGCCTTTACTTGGTTCTACCAACAAATGGTGGAAAGAAAAATTGGCATAGTATGCTTCTCTTTTTCAGAAGACGAAGGAAACGTTATATTAGCCTTAATTATCAAAGAAGGGAGGTTCACTAATGGCTATTAAGCAGGCACAAACACAGCCAATTGAAAAACGTCCGTTGGGACGAAAACAGGATACGAAGAAAGGCGGTCAAGAGTATTTTGACCTTCATTCCTGTGTGGAACTGCTCGATGTCAAATCAATCATTGATAACCGTCAAGCTTATATTCAATTGGTTGATTATGGCTATCTTCAGCTGATGGAGATTCCAGGGAAAGACTTGGGGTCGCTCTCTTATAACGAGATTAGACGTACTCTTGATAACTTTGAAACCTGGCTAACCAACTTTAACACAGATATTCAGATCGAGACCACGACTTTGCCAACTAACACTGATACTCAGATAATGGATCTTCGACACCATTTGAGCAAGGTTCGGCAGGAAAAAGCGAAGCTACTTCCTGACTCTCGTCGATATTTGCAACTACTGGATCGTGAAACATTGCTTATCAATGAAATTCAGGTTGAAGAGAGCATTCAACAAGAAATTTATAATACAGAGTTTATCCTCTGGCTCTTTGCACCTACTACAACAGAACTAGACGATCTGGTCCGTAAGGCCAAGACGAATGGAAATGGCGATTTTGTTCCACGTGAAATTACTAGGGTTAAGAAGGAACAAATTATCAAGCAGTATAACAACATGAATGAAAAGGTTTAAGAAGGGAAGGATAAGATGCCAGAACTATCAAAGCGTAGACAGCGACAGTTAAAAGCCCAGGGATATGACCTGGCCTTTCTCAGTCGGATTCAACCACAAGGAAATATTGATTTCAAAAAGGATGACCGTTCCTGGGTAAGTGGAGATGGCTACCATACAGTGCTTCATTTTTATGAGTACCCCTCAGAAGACTTGGACCGTTTTTGGTTATCCGACCTCATGCTGATTCCAGGAACACGTTCTTTTCTATCGCTTTACCGTGCAAATAATAAGGAACTGAAGGAAGACATAAAAGATGCCATCGAGGAAAAGTCAACTCGTATTACAGGCAACAGCAAGATCGTTGATAACCAGCGAGAAATGGATGAAATTAAAGATTTGACTCAATTGGATAGAGAGATCTCCAAGAAGAATATTGCAATGCTTGGTATGTATGTTCGGAATTATTCTTCAGCATCGACTAAAGAAGGTCTCTTTAAGAAAGTAGAGGACATTAAAGATAAGACTTCTAACTTCAAATCAACAATTCTCTCAGGTGAATTGGATTTTGAGTACCATGCACCATTCATACCAGCACAATATCAAATAGATTTGCCTAATCATAGAAGAGGTATTCCGATTAGAGCACGTGATTTGGCAGGTGGATACTTCTTTAACCATACCAAGCTAGAAGACCAAAGGGGTGTCTATATGGGATGGACACCGACCAAGGGAGCTGTAAACTTCAATTTCCTAGAACGGGATGAACGTCGGACCCGCTCGTTTATGATTATTTCAGGGAATCCGAAGATGGGACAACGCTCCTTCATTCTGAAGCATACAGACGGCCTCTATTCCAAAGGAAACTATATTCGTAATTTTGATGCCAATGGAACGTTCCTAGATCAAACAAGGCAGCAACATGGCATCATACTTGATTTATCAGGTGAAGCCAACCGCATTAACATTTTTCAGGTGTTTCCAACAGTTACCAACGAGGCAGGGACAGAAGTTGATAAGAAGAAATCCTATAATCTTCATATTCAAAAACTCAAGAGCATTTTCAAGCTACTTAATAGTGAAGTAACAGGTGATGATCTGACGACTTTTGGCGATATGCTTAATGAATTTTATATTGAAGAAGGCTTGTGGGCCCGTAATCCTAAGCTGAATCCAGAGAGACTGAAGGCTACGGACTTGGTAAACGAAGAATATCCTATCCTATCTGATTTTATTTTGTATGCAGAGGACTATAAGCGTAGTTTGATGAGCCAAAGTAACCCTGATGAAATAGAAATTAAATCAGTCAATCGTATTCATAAGACCTTCAATGAACTGCTAACAACAAATGCTGAGATGTTTGAAGGTACAACAGAATTTCAGGACATTTCTTCGGAGCAAGTAGTAACCTTTGACTTTTCAGGATTGAAGGGGACAACGCATTTGCTCAACGCTCAGATCTTTTCAGTTCTATCTTTGGTATCAGCTGATATTGTCAATAATGGTAAACGCTGTAAGCAGCTCATCAAGGCTAATCCAAGTCTGATGGAAATGGATATGGAGCATTATATTGTGAACATTAGCGAGGCTCAAACCTTAATTAATCCCAAGTATGAGAGCAGCGTGGAATTGCTGGCGGATATGATTGATTCGATGGGAGAGAACTTTGCAGGGGTGGTATTATCTGTAAACTCTCTTCGAGGCATCCTTTTTGAAACAGGAATCGGCAGTCATAAGGATCCCTATGTGACAGCAGTTCAGCGGATCTTTGGATTGATGCAGTATCGTGTATTTGCACAGACAGATGAGACGAGCATCCCTCTGCTTGCTAATGCTCTAGCAGGGTCTATGAACCAATCTGAGTTGGAAACACTACCTCGATTAGCTAAGGGCCAGCTCTTTATGAACATTGCAGGAGTTGGGAACTTAGTCTTCAACCAACAATTATTGACACCAGAAATTCAACGTTATGGTGGCATTCAGTAGAAAGGATGAGGGTATGTCAAATAAGAGACAATACAAACTTGGCCCAATTGCAAGACGAAAACAAGCTATCAATAACTATTTTACGGTCCGTAGAATTAGAAACCAAGAAATTAGAGAGTATTTTGCCTCTGAAGGAGAATCTGACCCTGAACGTTTGGCTGCTCAAGAAGCCCGTGATCGAGAGTTTCTAAAAAGTCTGAAGAAGTTAGGCATCGGATTCATTGTCTTTCTAATGTTCTATGCTGCCATAAAAACTATTCTAGGCTTGTGGTAGAAAGTAGGGTGACGTGAAAAAAGTTGTTTTCTTAAAAATACTGGTTCCACTGATTTCATTCCTTTTTCTAATCAGCATAGGCGTAACGATATTAGTAGGGGTTTTAGGTGCTGCTATTGGTGGGACACAAGAAAATTGTTCAACGGAAATAGTAACATCGACCTCTACGCAGTCTTCTGTATATTCAGGTGACGGTTCCATCGATTCATTTGTTAAGGAGCACAAGGAGGCTTATATCCTCTCCTGGAAGGCAGGTGGTTTTTTGCCATCTGCCTCCATTACTCAAACGATGATTGAAAATGGATTCAATTTCTCTAATCCTAACGGCACTTCTTTCTGGCAAGCTCACAATATGGGAGGGGTAAAAACCTCTACGAAGAGTGACTTTCCAGTTACAATTGCCACCTATGGCGAAGATAGTGTGGACCTATCGGGTACTAAGCCTGGGGCCAATGTTGGAGATGGAATAGGTGGAGCTTATACCTGGTTTTCAAGTTATGCAGCAGGGATCGTCGGTAAGGCAGAGTTTATGGCCCATCAGACTCTCTATACTGGAGCGATCAATAATACAGACGGCATTGCTACTTTAAGTGCCATTGCTGATGGTGGATGGGCTACAGATACCACCTATAAGACCAAGCTGATAGATATGTATAACACCCTTGGTAAAAAGTACCAGTGGTTGGATAAAGAGGCTATCAGTGCTCATGGAGACAAGCCATACAAGGCTGCTGCTAGTTCTGGTGATAGTAGTCCGTCAGATACTTTCACAAGTACAAGCAAAGATTGTAGTGACTCTTCTTCAGCTGTCGTTACTGATGGGACAGGGAAGGTTCCAGCAGATGCAACTGCCTGGGGCTATAGTCCAGATAATATTCCAGAGAGTTTGAAGCAGTATATTATTGACCCGAAAAGTCTCGGTATGGCATACGCAAGCTCTACGGGATGGTTTAACCCAGGTAGTGATTCTTTAGCAGGTCAATGTGTCAACCTAACTATCAGCATGGGTAATCACCTCTGGGGTCATTCAGGATCTGTTATTGGAAACGGGAAAGACCAGGCTGCAGCTTGGGCTAACATCTTTGGAAATACTGTTACAACAACACCTAAAAAAGGAGCTATCTTCTCTACGCAGACTGGAGGCGGAGGATATGGGCACACAGGGATTGTCTGCCATGTGTTTGAAGATGGTTCAATCTTGATTGTAGAACAAAATACAGTGCTATCAGGTTGGGATTATTTCAAGAAGCCTTATACCTGGAACTACCGTGTATGGAGTCCAGAACAGCAAAAGGCAGCGATCACTACCTTTGCCTACCCAGATGGTAAAGAACCAAAGCTAGGAAAGTAGAAGGATAAATCAATGAAAGAATGGATGAAAGAAAATTGGGTATATGTAATCGTTGTTGGATTAATGCTTATTTTCTCAGGAGTAGCAGCCTCCAAGAACTTCACGAGCAGCAAGCTTCAGGAAGAACCAAGAAGTGAGCAAACTAGCCCGTCAGAGGCTGAAATTGAGTCAGAACCAGTCCCAGAAACTGCGGATGAAAAGAACTATAGAACTGCCAAATTGAAATTAGAGCACCCGTATACAGAAAGCAGTGAGGAGGAGAATGAGCAGGTAGCCCAAGCATTTGAAGAAGCCATTCAGATGATCGGTCAAGCCAGTCACCTGACTGAAGTAAAAGGAACGATAGAGAATCATCTGTCAATGAGTCAGGATGCTATGGTTCAAACTTTGACGATGGCGCTCCTGGTAAATGAATACAGCTACCAAGCCTCTCGGTTGGAAGTGACAAAGTCAGAAAGCGAGGACGTTGTCCAATTCCTTATTGTATTGACTAAGGCTGGGGAAGATAATTGTTACTTTGTTGGAAACTTCAACACTACCGTCAATCAGATTCAGCTGAAGAATTATGTTGGTGGAAATATTGGTGGAACCTTTGGTTAATTAAATAATCGGATACATAACAATATGCACAAAAAGTTATATAACAATTTGTGCATATTTTGTTGACAAAAGGAATTGTATGTTGTAAAATAAGTATATAAAAAGTTATATAACTTTTTATATAACAATATCAAGGATAAGGGAGTCACTTCATGAAAATTCAAACAACAAACCTAGACAAAGGTGGCGGTGGGAAAAGCAGCCAGACCTTCAACCAGGGTGATTGGTTGTCACGTATTAAAAATAAACGGACCCTGTTGATTGATGGCGCAAGAGAATGTAATTTAACGCATTCCTTCGACGTAACCAGCGAGAAGACTATCTATGATATTTTTACAACTGGCGAGTATGAAATTTGTCGCATCAACGATAATCTTAGTCTCATTCGTGGGGATGAACGCTTAACGGATGAACAATTAGACCTATCCAGTAGAAATAATAAATACCTTCAGCTGTTCATGTGGTTTAGTGAGCATTACGATGAGCTAGCAGAACAGTTTGATATTATCTTGATCGATACCCACAATGACGAAAGTCTTGTGACAGCTAATTTTATTGCTGTTTCTGATATCGTCTTAGGAGTAACTGATGCTTCAACGAATGGTTTTCGTGCCTGGCTTGCTCTCAAAAGGTTTGTAGATCGGATTAAGAGTGAGGCAATTGAGGTTATCACCAAGAAGAGTTATGTCAAAGCAGAGCCTTATATTATTGGCAATAAAATCGAGTATTACGGAAACAATGTAACAGATACCTGTAACCAATTCCTGGATGTTATTCAAGAAGATGAGGCGTACCTGGGTTCTATTCAGAAGAAAGAGTTGGTCGCTAAGAGCCTAGTCATTAACCAGAGTGTGTTTGAGCAGCGTGAACAAATGACAGACAAACAAAAACAAGCGCACCAAAAGTTTTATGATAATATAGAGTATGTCTATCAAAACATCTTAAAAGTACTAGAAGGAGAGGCTGCATAATGACAAATAATCGTTTTGCCCAATTAAAAGAAAAATTTGAAAAAGAACCACCAAAAGAACGGACGCCAGTTCAGCGTGCAGGGGCTAATCGAAAAGCACCTGATAGTTATGATAGAAAAGGGCGTTTTGTCTTTTCGCTACACCATGACGTACGCCACAGCAAGCTAGAAGACCTAGTAGTTCACAATAGAGCGAGGTCAGCATCTGATTACTTGGAAAAATTGATTATCCAGGAATGGGAGAAACTTCAACAAGAATTATCAGGAGAATAG